TACATTACTATACGAGAATTCTTTTCTTGGTATATACACATTGAATGCTATATCATGACTAACCTCTTCGTGTCCATTAATAGCATCTGTATTTGTCAGTAACGGATTGTGCTTACTTGAAAAATCGTCTTTGTGATTCTCTAAATAAGTTTTTCTGTTCTGAGCGTTCTTTAGTTGCTGTTTTTTGTTCTCTATCTCTTCCTGAGTTGTACCTGCTACAGGATTATTTATCTCACTTTCAAGTGTGCTGATCCGTTCTGTTAAGACATCAATTTCGTGGTTAATGTCTTCTGTTTCTGCGATGAAGTCAGTCAGATAAGATTCAAATTTGATCTTCTGCTCTTCAACCAATTCATCCACAAAGTGTTGTCCAAGACGTGATACAAGTGCTTGATACTTAGCTTCGTCTCTTTTTTTGAATTGCTCTGGTATGTATTGCCTATACTCTTCTGAGATTATAGATTCATCTATCAAGGCTGTAGGATCAATAAACTCACATATAGCACTCATATTAGCAATGTGAGCTTTTGTAATTTGTTCTATCTTACTTGCTCGAGTTGTAGGATCCTGCTCTTCACTCCAAACATCTGCTATGTCCTGTTGAAAATCTGTTTGTATCTTTTCAATGTGAGTGAAGAACCTTTGAGTATATCTTTGTACAAGATTGTTTGTTTGAAGTCCAGCAGTAGTCTTTCGTTTGAATAGTTCACTTACTGTTAGACCAAGACTTTTTGCATATTGCTCAGTCTTTGTTCTTAATCGATCTAACCTACCTCTTTCAGCTGCACTGATTCGTTTTTCCTTATTGGTTTCTTGTTGAAGAATACTCATAGCTACTTGAGCAGCAAAATCATGTCCTTCAATTGATCGTGTTGGATCCAAGAAATATTTGCTGTACAATCCAATATCACTAAGTCCTTCCTTTGGGAACAATGCATTTTGTAAAGCAACGTACTTATCAAACATCTCTTCTAAGCTATCGTTTTCACCAATGGCTTCATGAGTTTCTTTGACAATATGATCGATAATGTTTCGACCAGCGTTGGTTTCCGCAGCTGCTTTTGTAATAACTTCCTTTTGTCTTAATTGAAGCTGCTGTTTGATTGGTGTATACTCTTGCTTAAAGCTTCTTAGTAGTTCTATAAGTTTCTGAGTTGTTGCATTTGTTTTATAATCAGCAAATTTGGTAGTGTCAAAAATAGGATTTAATAGTTCTCCATTGTTATCTACATTGTGATAATCAGTGATTGCATCTAGAAAACTGATAATCTGTTCAGCAGTCTCCATATCTTCTAGATCCAATTCTTTCTTGTTAGCTATTTCAGTGATTCTAGCAAGATCATTTTCAAATATAGAGACAAGAGAATCTACATTCAATTCTCCATTCTGGAGACCTTTTAATTCTGAGAGTAAACCAATGCTTGTCTTTGAGCCATATATTCTTTCATGAATTATCTTTTGACGATTCTTTAAGTACGTTCTTTTCTTCTGATCGAGATTTGTTTTCAGTGTATGCTCTATAAAACGCAACTCTCTATTTGCTGCATTCAACAAGTTCGATTTATAACGAATCGCTTTGTCTCTTGCTGTTTCTTGCATATAACTCATCATATCATTATACTCACTACGCTCTTCTTCTGTCATAGTTTCTAATGATATATGAAACAGGAATTGATCTCCAACTGCTTGGCGAGCTTCAGCAAATGCTTTTACATTTTCAGATATAAATATCTTATTGTCAGCATATACTTTTGTGTAAAGAGGTTCTGATAACTTAACGTTATAGTTTTCTTTCAACAAATCAGATTGCTCTTGCATTCGTTCATCGAACAATGCTTCATTTACGATTTGATTATTTGGTGTAATCAAACCTTCAGTGATAAGATTAAATCTAGTTGTCTTTTTTATATCACAAGCTCCCATATTAGTTGCAATTGAATAAGTTTCTATTACTATTATCTGATAAGTGGAATGCTAAGTCAACAGCACCGCCATCTAACAATTCAGGATCAATATCACCAGGATTAAATTCTCCCATTGTACCATTACCAGAATTATTTTCTGTAGATTGATCTCCAAACAGATTATCTTCCGTTATTTGGACAGAATCACCAGGTTTTTTACCTTGATTCTCAATACTTTTATCGATTGTTCTTTTGTCTCCAAGAGATTCTATTGATTGATGTTCTATGATTTCCAACACAGTGTGTACAGCATCATAAGCAAGAGTATCTGGTTTAACACCCAGCAATTTCTGTATAAAATTAACAAATCTCTGGAATAAACTCCTGTCTGTAAATGGTGATTTGATTTGCTCCAACACCTTTACGAAGTCAGGATTGCTCATTGTCTCAGCAATGAACTCATTAAGATTAGTCAATCCATACTCGCATCGAGCATTCTTGAACAGTTCTTTATTCGCTAATGCTTCGTTGTATATAGATACAATGTTCTTTACATATGCAGGAGAATCGTTATAGGCTCTGTATTTGCTCCCTACGCGTTCATATGTACCCATAAGAGCGTGTGTAGTGAGACCGTGTGTAAGCTCGTGTAGCATCACCCAAACGCCTTCTGTGCCGTTTGCTGTAAGAGTATTAGTGTCTTCATCAACCGAATACATAATACTATCTGGATTAAGAAGCACATTGTTATTACGTACCTTACCATCTCGTGTCTTCTTACCTAAGTAAACACCATCTATTTGGTTAGTTTCAACTCCTTGATCCTTTGCTACTTTTTCAAAACTGAAAGAACGTGTTTTTGCACCATATGCAATACCCATCTGTTTGAGACCCAGCTTATTATCTTCACCATTTTCAGTAATTAAATGATCGATATAAGCTAAGATCTTTTTGTATTCTGGATCATTTGCTAATTGCTCATTAGATAAAATAGTCTCTTTGAGTGAAGTCAATGTATCGAACACAGATGTTTTTGCAGAGGTTGTTCTTTCACTAACACCATCTATATTTAATATAACCTTATCGTTCAGAAGACCAATCTTTTGTCTTTTATCATTATCAATGATGCCTGTTTGATCTTCAACAACACGTTCATCATAACGTGCATTAGATGCTAATAAACTTGGTTTGATTGGAATCCTAGGATTGTTGTAATTGTAATCGTATTCACTTACTTGATTGTTACCTAATAAGTTCAATTCAACATAGAAGTAGAAATCTTCTCCCTTTCTAAATCCTGGAATACGTTCTTTTACAAACAATCTCGGTTGCTTATTTGTCATCGTATAGACAAATAATGGAGAAGTTTCTGTTGTAGTTACATTCCTATCATCATCGAATAATTGATAACGTCCCTTACTATCGGTACGTACATTGCGTGCATATTTTGCCTTTTGATAATTGTGTTGCATATACTGCACAATAAACTGTGGTAAGTTATGTAACACAGCAGGTAATGGAATATCGTTTCCTGTCCTTTCATCTTTTACAAGATCCCAATTTATTCTCATTTGCGGATAAGCAAACTGATAAGGCTCAGCTTCAAACACACGCATTGCTGTTGCATATCCGATATTCTTCAGATAATCAACAGGTATGTATTTGACAAATTCTACACCACCTTGAATCGATCTTCCCATATACGTATATGTAATAAGATCAATTGCTAATTGCTTTGTGGTATATGGTTGTCCATTCTTATCTGGAAGAGGAATGTTCATAGCAATCAATTTATCTATGCTATGATACAAATCAGATTCATCAAGATTGTTTTGCTGATTGATCGAGAAGTTAATTGTTGAAAAACTCAGACCTCTTCCACTTTGATCAAACGAATTACACAACTTATATGTAAAAGATGATAACAATGGGTTATCAAGTATTACATCTTTGTATTCTTCATTGTATAACAATTCGTGTAAGTAAGAAGCAAGTGAGGTGTTGTGCTTACTATCAACTAATAACGTCTCTCGTAAGTGTGCCAAACGATCAGATTGTGATTTGTTTCTGTTTTGTACAACATCTTCTTGTGTTACATCAGTATCTTCATAAACAGAATACAACTGAGTATTACCAGAAGTGTTTAAGAATTCTTTGAACGAATCAAAGATTTCCTGTCGAGTTGTTGTTCTAGCAGAATCAGAACTTATTCCAAGAACATCCAACAATTGATTGGCATAGATATTATATCCACGTTGTGCATTCAAGAACACCTGAGAAAATACACTTGTGTATAAGTCAGACATACGAACAGTTTGTCTACCAAGAGGACTGCTTGTTAAGCTACCACCATCAAGCACCTTTGTGTCCACAATTGCTTCACCAATGTCTTGTAAATGAGTTTGTGCTTTTGCAACAGTACTACCAAGTCCTTCCTTTGTAATACCAACAAAAGCTTGTTTGTTCATTATTGATTTAGACCATTGTTGAGCTGATATATAAAATTTCAATGCTGCATCTTGAATCGCCTTTGATTTCTCGCTTGTTGGATCTGCTGTTAATTGATCAAACAGGTTTTGTGCTGTTAGTTCTGGGAATTCAAAACCATCTACACCAATGAGTTCAAAATCAGCATCTAATTCTTCAAAAGACTTTTCAATGATCTCTTTTTCAGTAAACGATTCTGTCTCTGTAATTAATCCTTTAGAAACAGTATTCTTACGTTCCTTGTATGCTTTGTATTCTTTTACTGCTGGTTGTGAGAACAACAGATAGCTCCAATTGAGCAATGTTTTCTTACCATCTACTGTAACTTCTTCAAGGTCTACACCCATCATTGTTAAGAAGCAATCGATCATCATATCAGAAATGGTAACATTAGCTCTACCTAAAGTATTCTTTTTAGCATTGTCTGTTGCTGTGTTCTGCTTCTCAGCAAATGCTTCTGTCATGGTTCTTATACCATTCAGCTTTTCAGTAGAACACAATTCACCAAATACTTTATCACCAATTGTTATGCTTGTGACAGGTTCTTCACCATCTTTAAATACAAATCGAGCAACACCATTTTCGCTATGTGTCTGCTGTAATTGACTTGCCATTACAAGAGCATTTGAATAGATACCAATACCGATCTTACCAACAGAACCTAACTCTGTCATTTTCTTTTGATGTGAATCAGATAAGATAAGCTGAGATGCTTCAGATTTCCTGCTGTGAGAATCAATTACATCTGCTGTATGATCTGCATGTTCCATTGAAAGAACATTAGATATACGACTTTGTACTCTTGAATCAGGACAATTCAATACGCTTTGTACAGCATCATAAATAGCTGTATAAGCTTCATCTTCATTCTTAATATCTAATTGATTTTCAGAAGTTTGCTGATCAGTTGTTTTCTGTTCAGTTTCTTCTGTTTCAACCAATTGATCTGTTTGCTCTTGAGCTTCAGTTTGTGTTTCAACCTTTGCTTTTCTAGCACGTTTAACACCTACATATCCATCCTTAGATACATAGATACTTGGTGTCATGAAATAAAGTTTATCCACATCATAGTCAAGACCCATTTGAACATTTAAGTTCTCAGGTATGATTGCTACATCACCAGCTATTGGTGGTAAGAATCCAACAATTTCAAATGCAGCCATTGATACGTGAGAAGAAGTTGGAATACGAAGACCAACAAGCTTTTCAAGTTGCCTACTGATCTTCTTATTCTTTAATACGTATCTCTTTTTGCCACCAACTAATTTTGTTGTAACGTACTCTTCATTAGGTGTACCATCTTCATTGATGAGACGAATCAATTTGCCATCAGCACCTCTAAATTTAGCTGGTAACAATATCTGAGCAGGTCTGAATACAGTTTTGGTTACTATCTCACCTGTCTTGCGGTTCTTATACGTTATTGTTTCAAATCTAGCACCCTTTAGTTCTCCGTCCCAATTTTTACCTGCTTTTGATGTATAAACAATCTGATCATAAACAGATTCTTCTTGGTTGTCAGAAGATCTTTTTTCTTTTGATATAGTTTCTTTTAACCAACCCGTACTTGTACTACACACACAAGAGTAACCAGGAAGTTTATATTTCATTAGTCTCTTGTTGAATACAGAGTGCAGTAGTGATTCAAACTTTGTAGATTGAGTAGTTGCCCAAATTGGAAGCGTGAATGAAATATCCATTAGATCTCCATCTACATTGGTTATTTCAATCAATTGTAATGCTTCAATGTCTTGCTTCGGATAGTTACGATTGGTTGCTTCATCAATCAAAAGCTTACGAATTTCCTCAATGAACTTTCGTTTTGTTTCAATCGAATCGTCTTTAAGCTTCTGTGTTTCAGGATCAATGCCTAATCTCTTACAGAACTTATTGTATTTCAATACATTAAGTGCATCGAATGCTTCTTCGTATTTCGTTAAGAGAGTTTGACCATTAACACGTTCTCCGTTTATCTTGAATATTTCTTCTCTGATCGAAGATATACCTGCACCCATTACAAGCTTTTGTAACTGAGTTGGTACACTTATCTCTTCGTGTTCGTGAATTGGAATCTCTTGCTGTATCTTAAAGCCTGTTCGATTCAGAACAAGAGAAGAAGCTGCCATTTGATTTCTGAGTTGATCTAAACTTATTTTGCTTGCAAGTGTACTATTAGAGTTCCATAACTCTAATTGATCTTTTGGTGCACCTGCCTTAACAGCAGTAGTGTATGTAAGACGAACTCCCATTGGTACAGACTGATTACCAACCTTTCTCATAGATTGATGTCCAATCTGTTCCATAGCTCTTCTAACAGCGTCTAACGGTGTTCCTGATGTCATTTGAGGAATAAGTGGTAGAGATGAAGATTTCACATATACCATTCTTTGCAGACCTGTTTGAGGATCTGTTATGGTATCATAATGAACAGGCTTCATCGGTTGGAGAACCGTTTTCAATTCATTCTCATTGAGATAATCCTCCATCGTTAACGTTTCACCACGTTCCTCCTTTTCGTATTGATGTTCAAGCTTTTCAGTAATAGTATCATATTGCTCTTGAGTGAGTTCACCCTTTCCATACATTACATCAATATGCTCTTGCAATGTTGTATACTCTTGAGCATCAGTACTTTCAATCTCAAGATAATCTGAAACGGACGGACAAAGCTTCTTTAACTTACTGATTAGTTCATCTTGTAATACAGGATTCCCAATTGCTTCTGTATATTGCTTATACAGTTCATGGGCTTCTGTTTTATTGTTCTCTTCAACAAATAGATCAATGATGAAATCAAAGTTTGCTGTAGCATTGATTCTGTCTTGTGCCACAATCTGAACATAGTTTGGTGATACTTCAGCAGCGATTTGTTTACCACTTGCTGACATACCAGCCATACGTTTGTTGTGGTTTTCATTGATTCCTTCATTAACGAGCTTCACAAAATCAATGTTTGCCCAATTTATATGACCTGTTTCTTCATCAGTGTTTTCTTTAATAGCTGACTGTAATGCTCTATCAAACTTACCAGAAGCATATTGGAATGGATCAAGGCTATACAGCATAAAGATGTTAGCTTGACCTAAATAGTTATTCACAATATAATCAGTAGCTGCAATCTTAGCTATTACAAGATTAGAATCAGCAGTATCTGCTTCTTCAAGAAGAATGGACTTTATATAATCAGAATTCAGTATTGACTTGTTAGGAGATTCTAATACTTTCTGCCAAATAGGACTCTCTAATTTTTCATTGACTTCGAGTTCTATATGTTCCCAGATTGCGTCTTGTGCTTCCTTTTTGAACTGTGCAAAGAATCGATTATAATCATCACGAGCTGCTTGTAACTCATCAGCTTTGGTTGAATCGTTTTCTAATGTATCTATTCCGTTTCTTAACCAAGCTAATAGTTCAAAGTATGGTATCTGTGCACCATTAACTTCTGTAGTTAAGTTATTCAAATACGGTAAGAACAAGAACAGTTTTCCAGCTTCCGCAGCATTAGACCAATTCAATTCTTGTTCAGCTGTTACAGAATAGATACGAGCAATACGATCCAATTCTGGCATCACCAATTGATCAAATAACAGCTCCTTAGAGACAGCTATTCTTTGTTCAGCAGTCAATGATTGTAATTGATACTTGATACCTGTTTGTAAGAATATCCTTGTCTTATCGGATATGGTAGGGAATACAAACTTGGCTAATCTTCTGTTAACACTTATCGTTTCTCCATTAGCAATAACTTCTTCATTATCAAGCTGAGCCATATGTTCATCTTGAACAAAAGAGAATCTCATAGCTTCTTGATCTGTACCATTTAACTCAGTACCCTTTTGATCATTAGCTTTACCCTCATTACGATAAGGTGTTATAGCAGCTTCTTGTAGATTGAATTCACTGCTAAACGCTTTAGATGGTCTATAGCCAGGATTCTCTTCAAGACGATCTGCATTGTGCTGTTTATCCTCTTCGGATGGATTAAGTTCTTTCTTTAATTCCTTTAACCATTTAGAGTGTCTACTATATGGATCAGCTTCAAGGAGACTTTGCTCATCACTCTTTACTCCATCTATGATCTGTTTGGTACGAACTGATGCAAAGTTGTTTGCAGCAAATGTATAAATCAATTTGCCGTTATCATAAATCATGCTTGTAACATCACCTAATTGGAATGCAGCATTCATTTCAGCAAACGTATTTAATACACTTCTGCTATCACTTAACCAATTCTTTTCTGTATCATATTGATCAAAGAAGCTTGGCTTTCCGTTCAGTTTATCTTGGTATGATTTCAGTATTGAATATACTACACCAATAGGACTGTGATAAGTCTTTCCATTTTCTGATGGTTGGAAAAGTCTATCTAATGAGATTTCATTTATTTCTCCATTTACTTTATACGGAAATGAGAAAGAAGAAATCATCTGTTTGATTGCCTTATCATCAAGTGGCATTTGTACACTTGCAAACGCTTTCTTTATAGCATTAAACAGCTTTTCTTCAATTTGTTGTACATCAGCATCTTCTTTTGCTGTTTTATATTCTACAATTAATTTTTCTACAGTTTCTTTGTTAGAAAGTAGTTTATCTATTTCAACCTTACTTAGTTTTCCAAGTTTGATTTGTGTTTGTAGTTTTTGTACACCACTCATCCAAGACCTCTTGACAGCATATTCACTATCTCGAACGTTTGCACTATATACTCTACTTGATTCAGATTTCTCGTTTAATACGAATAGTTGATTCAAGTAATATCCTTGGAATGCACTTGCTATAGCATTTTGAGTTCTTGTGTCAGTAACGTTTTTAATGATCTCATATGCACCCTTTATACGACCATCATCTGTATCTTCAATGGTCTTTTCAAGGACTTCTAAGAATCCATTGAATGTACCATCAAATCCACCATTACGAATGATTGACACAACAACTGCATTATAGATCTCATCAAATGACCAATAAGTAGGAAGATTCAAGAACCCAGAAGATTCTTTTTCTACACCAGATAGTAATAATTTGACAAGCTTGTTTACAGTAGCTTTTCTGTTTTCTTCAAAACTTTCTTTTGAATATATACGTTCATTGGTCTGATCATCAGCCATATCAACTGTATCAGATTCAGTTTCAGATTCTTCTGTTTCAGTTTGTTCTTCTGTAACAGTTTCAGAAATAGACTTTATCTTAAAGACCTGATCAATCTTATCTGCTACAGATTTGAAAATTGAATCTAATTTCTCAGTTTCAAGAATACTATTGAATACATCAATGTTTTTTGATTCTTCATCAATGCTATTTTGATATTCTTTTATTATAGCATATCCACTTTCTTTTGCATCTTCTGGAGCATTTTTTAGCCAATCCTCAATAATAGCTATCTGTTGTTGATATTCATCTATCATTTGTTGAGAATGTGCTGCAAATTCTTGCGCCTTTTCTCTTAATAGATTTGCTTGATTAGTTTTCCAATTTTCTGTTTGTGTTGGATTGTTTTTTAATAGAGAAAGTATTTGATTAAATACATAATCAATAATGGTAAAAGTTGCTTTTTCGTTAATAAGATCAACAGAATCTGTATAACCTGTAACCTTATCTATTCGTTCTACTCTATGATTAATATGCAAATTCAGATTTTCATTACTTCCACCATTCAGAAGAAGCTGTGTTCTTCTGAATAGATCTTCTCGTTTTTTTGCTTCTCTACTATTTTCACCATATATACGCTTTGCTCCAGCAATCAAAGATTCTGTCAACTCATCTTGAGTAGTTGGTTTTTTAGCATCCTTTTTTAATATAAGATTTTCGTCTGTTTTTGAATCAATAGAATCATTAATAGGCTTCTTTGGATCACGTGCATTTTGTTGTCCTGAATCATTCGGATTCTCCACATCAATGGATGTAGAAAGTCCAACCTTTAGTTTCTCCTGAACCAAATCAAGTTTATCAATTGGATCTATCTTTTGTTCATTAGTAGATTCGATTTTAACTTTTGGTTGGAATAGTACAGTATCTTGAACTGTTCCATCTGCTTTTTCAACAGGGTGTGACAAGAAAGAAGTCTGTGCGCTATCATCAAGTACATCTTTTATATGTACAGTTTTGGGTGTTTTTACACCACTTGAATCTATAGTGTAATAAGTAATAGTACGTGAAGAAGTGTTGATGGTCTTTACTCGTTTTCCAGACATGTTCATCAAGTAAGGACTAACAACAAAATGATTCAGTGCTGTTTGAAGTTTTGCTACAAGAGCATTTTTCTCAGCTGTGTTTGTAAGATCAAGTTCAACATTGCGAATCTCATCTGCCTTTAGACTATTATTAGAATCGAAATTGCATTTGAATTCAATTTGTTGTATTCCTATAGAACCATCTTCTTTTCTATACGAAACAATCCGAGTAAGTGTAGATGTATTTCTATCCCAATAAGATAGACAATAGTTGCCTTGTTGAGTTATTTGTATAACTGTCTTCGATCTTGTGTTTCTATGATATGGTTTGAAGAGATCCCAATTCATTTCAAGAACAAGCTTCGTAGAGTTTGCAGCATTAATCTCACCTAACACATCACGAAGAGGTTGAGCCTTAGAAGATCCATTTAATAGCGAATCAATAATATAAGCTCTAAGTTCTCCTCCAAGTTGTGATTGCTCAGCAGTAGGAAGTCCACCATATTGAATAGGAATAATAACAACTTTACCATCAACAGGAGATTCTTTGATTTCAACTAACAATCCATTGATTTGTGTTTTATCAAGATGTTGAATGAAATCATGATAAATATCTCGTGCGAATATTGGTTTACCATTAGGACGATAAACACTATAATTGCCATCTTTATCAAACTTTATATAACCGTATTGTGTCTTTTTGGCATCACTACGTACTTCTGTTATTCGTTTGAACTCTGTTTGTTCTGCATTCTCAGAATTGTATACAGATACAGCATAACCTGTATCTCTAACAAACTTAGTTACTTTGACTGTGGTATGTGTATTGTTATCAGCAATAGCATTCTGATTGTGATTTGCTCTATAGTTTTGAGCAACTTCAAATCGTAATGCGTTTAGCTTAGCCATTCCCTCTACCTGAACAGCTTTTCGGCTCCTATTCTTTTCTTGAATCTCTTCCTTACTATCTGTAGGAAGTATTTCAAAACCAATTGCACTTGGGTTTTGGAATCTTGATTCGGTTGCTATACTAAATACATTATTTCCATTTGCGTCTTGAGCATACAGAGGAATGTATCTCCAATAGAGTTCGTCGTTTTCTGTTAACTCACGATGGAGAATATTGTTTCCTGCTTTGAATTCTTGCCATGTGACAGTACGTAATTCAGCAGAAACGTTACCATTCTCATCTTTGATAAGTTCATAATAATAGATAGGTGTACTATTCAGAATCTCATCATTAGGAATTACAAGAGTAAACTCATCACCCTCTTTTACTTCACCTGTCAGTAACTTATCACTTTTAAGACCTCTTTCGTGATCCTTGAATATAGAATCATCAGACCATTCTGTTTGCCTTTCAATCGGTTCGTGTGTACGATATGAAGCAGTCAGATCTGGTTCTACATTCTTATTAGTATTCTCAACATCACTATGATAATCGATCGTATCAAGAACTCTACCCTGATATTCATCATAAGTTAGTTCGGTAGTGTTTGTTTTACCCTCAGGAAGTCTTTGGGGTGTTGGTGTACTACTTGATTGTTCAGCAGGTGTTTGGGACGTAGACTGTGATATCTGAGGACTTGTAGGTTGCTGACTAGTTGGTTGTTGTCCAGATCGTCTCTGTTCCTTTCGCTTTTGATACTCTTCAATTGCATTCGTTATGCCAGTAGTACTTACACCAATTTTATTGACATGCTTTTGGTATACCTTTGCAATTACGTCTGGTGTTAACTCTTGTAGTTCCTTATAGTCTGGATTCTCTTCTCGCAAGTGCTTCCAAACGTTTGCGAGAAATCCATACATCTCATCCAAACGTCTTGTTTGTTCAGCTGTATCTCCACCATCCATAGCAATTCCCATTTTCATCCGTTTGATGAATTGATCCCAGGTTGGGAATTGACCATTCTTTGATTGCTGTTTGAAAGTTTCAACAGCATCTGTTATTGCTGATGTTAGATACTCAAGAAGAGTAGGATCCATATCCTCTATCGGCTGAGAGATATGGAATAACATATCATCGAAACTACCATAAACAGCTGATCCATCGTATCCTTCTTTGGATTCTCTTTTAGAAGGCTTTGGATTTGATTCGGATGATTGTGGATTCTGAGGAGGAATAGAAGGACCACCCTCATCATCGGTACTATCTTTTTGCTCTTGACGAATTCGATCTCTTATTTCTTTATATACATCAATGGTAGCCCCAAGTATATTAGCTCTCTGAGCATATTCAACAAGTTCTTCGTCACTTAAAAGTTCAACATCTTCATTATATGCTTCACCAATCGCAGATTCAAATTCAGCTACGCGAAGATTTTCTTTTGCTGTATAACTATTAGGTTTTCCGTGTGCAACCTTACCATCTTTAGTATATACAACTAAGGCTGTACCAAGAAGATTACCATCATTAAATCTTATTGTAAAGGCTGATGTATTATCGTTTAGTGTAATTTGATACGAAATGTTGTTTCTCTTGGTTTCTTTAGTGATGATTCCAATCTGTTTTCCATTACAAAGAACAGCAGATGTTCCGCTCTTATCTGGTTTTATTTCAATCTTACCATCTAATTTTAGAGCATCTTCAACTGAGTATAATAATGTACTAACAGCGTGAACCTCTGCTACATTGTTTATTGCTACACCACCTTGATTACTTACAGATATACCTCGTGATTTTGCTGATGATCCTCTACTAGTTGGATCAGTATCTGATTCACCATCTTTTGGATCTTCACTTGGATCTTCACTTGGATCTTCAGATTCATCTCTTTTAGTACCAACAACTTCCTCTAATTCACCTGTTTCTTCATTTCGAATAAATACTTGTTTTGATGAATCAGAATTACGAACAAGAGTAAATTCTTTACCCTCACTATCTGTATAAGTTGCTACTTCAGAACCATCATCTGACTTAGTCCATTCGTCATCCTTTATTTCTTTAGCAATATCATCAAACAGAGTATTTGATCTTACATCAATCGGAACATTTTCGTTTAATGCTTCTGCTTGAATCCTTGCTTTAGGATTAAGCTTTTCAATTTCCTCTTCGGTCTTCTTATTCTTATTACGTATACGATCGATAAGCCGTTCTTTCTTTCCTTTCTCTTTAGATTTTTCAAGTTTAGAAAGGAGCTTATCTCCGAACTTGTATTCAGCTTCTGTTAAATAACCTTTCTCGTATGAATCATCAAGCTGTTTACGATACTTTTTACGTTCGTTCTTAGTGGTATTGTCTTTGGTAGCATGTAATAAAATTCCTTCTTTTGGATGAATCAAAGCCTCAGCAGTTCTCCTATCATTGTAGCTACCATCTTGTAATTGTTCAATAGTCTTTTCTCGAAGATCTGATAAGTCATTTAAGTTTGATTGATTAACTAAATATGCACTAAGACCATGACCCAACATTTGTTGAGCTTCACTATTAAACAATTTTGCTACTGCTTGTTTGTTTTCAGATTCTTCTGTTAAAGTAAATATCTTAGAAATACCATCAGGATTTAATTCTTTATCCTTAGCTTGTTTTCTAAAATCTTCTTCTGTCTCAGCAAGATACGCATCAACATCTTGTTCAGTAACATTTCGATCTTTTCCTCGTTCAATCAATGTTGCACGAAGATCAGATAGTTCTTGTTTTCCTGCATCACGATCTTTTGTGAGATTATTCTCTAAAGCATTATATGAAAACAATTGAGTTACACCAGGCAAACTTTGTAGAGTAAAGTCTGCATTGTCTTCTAAGAATTGGAAATACTCATCAGAAAGTTTTCTTGTTTCTTTATAGTCTTCAAGAAGAGCTTTCCTTTCGTTTTCTGTTAATGTAGAATCTTCTGTTTCAAGTTTAAGTTCTTGTAAAAGCTCATGATCATTTGTTTCAAGAGCTTTTATCATTGTATCTAATTGTCCTTCAAAGTTGGCACGATGTATGTCCGTTGAATTACCATCATGATTCCAACCTTGCATATCCATTTGAGCTACATTTTGTAGAACAGATATCTTACGATCGGTTACAGTGAACTTACGTTTTCCCTCTAACTTTTGCAGATCATCCATTAGCTTCAATGCTTCTTGTTGATCTGCTGCTGTATTGCTCTTTTGCTTTTCTTGAATCTGAGCAATCAGTCCTTGTCTCTTAGCTTGATAGTCTTTTTCTTCTTGATAGAATCTACTCTTAGTATCTTCAAGTCTTTGTAATGCATTAGCTTGAGCTTTCTTGTATGCATGATCTTGTCTTGCATTCGAAATACCTCCAACAAGTCCAAAGCCAAGACCACCAAGAGCACCACCAATAAATTCGTCACGCATTTCCTTTGTATCGAAAACAGCTTGTTTCCAATCTAAGTACTCTCGATTAAGCTCCTGGTCTAGTTCATCACCACCATTTTTAAGTGCTTCAAATGAACTATATCTTTGAATACCACCTTGAACTATTTCTTCAAGTCCTTCTGAAGCAGAACCAACACCAAGATTAGCAAAGAATTTACCAACAGGATTTTTGATATTCTTAGTAACACCACCAGCTGCTCTTTCTACAAGATCTGAGAATGTTCCTGCTGGCGATTCTAACTTCATAGACTGCATAGCAGCACGAGCTTCCAAAGACGATGGATTTTTTGCAATTGTTTTTAATTGCTTAGAAGCACCTGCAATGTTAAGCATATTGAACAACGCAATATCTCCCAACACGTTTGTCCAAATCTCCATATTACCATCTATGGATGCAGCATCTCTTGCGATTTGCTTTGCGGTCTGTTCATCTACACCTTGCTCTAATGCTTTCTGTAAAGTTGTGTTATAGGTTTCACGAGTGTTCATCATTGTCTCTTGTGTACCTGCCATAATACCTACAAGAGTACGTTTATTGAACATTGCTTCACTTGCTAATCGTCCAATCTTACCTGCTTTTCCGAGCTTTGTTAGCTTACCAATTGTATCAGCAACTTTAGCAGTTGCAAGACCAGCACCTGTACCACCTGTTGCAAGTGTAAGCAAATAGCTTTCTAACATAGTAGAAGCTACCATACCAACACTTGTACCCATATTTCCAACTTGATTAGCCCAATATCCCCATGATGCCATAGTGTCTGGGTCATAATAAATCTCAGCATCTGCTCCAATCTCATCTAATTTATCAGACCAACCATCTAAGAAGTTTTTAGAGTATTGTGTTGGATCAAATGGATCACCACCATGACCTAATGCTTCTGCAAAGTGAGCAAAATCACTTACACTTTGAATAAAAGCTGAACCAAATCCCATTCCGAATTTGACGAAAGCATTGTCCCATCGTTTATCTCTTGTTTGATTTTCAATAGCAATACCATACCATTCTTCAGGACGATCTAATGGGAGTATAAGATTCTCTTTACCGATGTTCTTTAATAGTTTTTGATCAGGTGCATAACTAATAAATTCAGTACCTATTCTAACTTTCGGAGCATTTTCAAGATACTCTGAAAGTGTAAAAGGCATGGTGTTGTTATTGGTATTGTTACTTGTATTCTTGACAGGCTTATTGTTCATGGTGATGATGTATCTTGTTAATTATCTTTGATTTTGCTCAATTGGATATCCTATTGCTTCTTGCAACATATACTTTTCTATCGATGTTTGATCCGTTTGTTTGAACTGATCTGCTGGTATATCTTTCTCTGCTAATACAATTGGATTGTTAAGGTCTTTATTAGCAAAACCATATACTCTTGCTGTTACAGTGTTTGGATCAGTTTGCTTAAAATCTACACGACTTATTCTATCAATGTCATCTGGTTCTAATCCGTATTGATCAAGAATGTTTTTATGATAATATGCTAATCGATCTTTCTGATCATACGTTAACATAGCATTTCCGTGATCATCTTGATCTTGTTGTCCGCTGATAATCATATGTGCATCAGGCAAGTTCATTTGATCCTTTACATACCGAAGCATTGTATCATCACCTGTATTTTGTGCAACGAATTCTGTGGTACGAGCAAGTTGTCCCATACCATTCTTTGGAACCAATCTAAGCTGCACATCTTCACCAGACTCTGGATCAGTATATTGTAAAAGCATACCTGCTGTGCTTCCGTTACTCAACAACCTTAGATTTCCATTATCGGAATCTTTGAATCCTCTCAATAATGCTTTCTTCATCTCATTATCAGTAATCAAAACACTTTGTGATTGTTGATTACTTGGATCTTTAGTTGCCATTATATCATACAGTTGCCCATTATCTTCATATGCTTCATTTGCAAATTGTAATGCTTGTGCGCTATCATTTGGATATGTCAATGCACTGTCTGTACGAGCAGATCTATTTGACATTCTTGTGTTAAATGCTTCGTTGGTTTTCTTTTCTAGATCACCAAGTATGTTCTTGAGATCAGAACCAAAGACTGATTCTGCCATTCTTGAATTAGCTCTTGCGTATTCTTTTTGTTCGTTACGTCCTAAATCTTTAACTTCTGCAATACGTCCACGACCATCTCGTTTATAAGTATAATCGTGTAATGGTTGTTTGCTTTCAAACAATCCAGGATTTACCTTATCAGCTAAAGTACCAATTGCCCATCGTTTACCTTTATCAGCGTGATATTCCATTGCTTTTTCGTCATGGCTTGCGAATCCTAAGTTGGGTTTATAAAACTCTCTATTGGCTTTTATTTTAGCAGCAACTTCAGGTAGTTCGAGTTGCTTTTTCAAATATTCAGTAACATTACCACTTTGTACAGCTTCTCGTTCAAGTTGGTCTACATGAATGTGTCTAGCTTCAATAATAGTCGATAACATATATTGAGCTCTTTCGTTTCCTGCTATCCATGCATCGAACCCTGCTCTACCAGCTTCCTCATTCATTGTTTGCAATGTAGTATTCTTACTATTAGCAGAGTCTGCATAAGTTCCAGAAATGCTATTCGGAACATTTTGAATGGTTGGTCCACTAATCATAGCATTAGAACCAGAACCACTCTTTCCAGACAACGCTTTTGCTCGTTGAGCAGCTGCTTTTTGAGCCATATTATCTGCGTGCTTTTGTTTGTCAAAAGCTAATCGTTGTAGTTTTATTGCATTATCAGCAGCAGCTCTAGCATTACGTCCTTGTTCATTTAATTTAGCAACCCAAGTAGCATCACTCTTTACACCCTTCTGGCTATATGATTCAGCATTAGCGAAATTACCAGCAACAGAACTCAAAGCCCAATTTGGATTAACGATTGATCGAACCTTTTGCTTCTCTTCAGGAGACAACATATTGTATTGTTCACCATTGATTATGCTACCATTATAAGCCATTGCTGTTGGTGAAACAAATCTCATGTTTCCATTTTGATCCTGTTCCATTAATCCAGGAGTACCGAGTTTTGTTTGTTGTACTGCCCAGCGTTTTGTAGTAGGATCATCCCAAATAGCTCTCCATACAGACATTAATCTGTCTTGACTTAAATTCTTATCAGTAACAATATAGCCATTACTGATTTGGAAATTGACATCAGGTAACATTGTTTTGGCAACTTCCAAGAACTTTTTTTGGAAATCTGGTGTGGCAATACCATTCTCCCAATTCATTTGATAATTAGGATTGGATTGTATGCCTTGATCCATCATATTCATCTGATACCCATATAATCGATTATAAGTATCAGGATCTTTTTTCAAAAGCTCAGCATTGTTCTTCTTCCAATTTTCTACTGTAGCATATCTATTAATGATTTGTGATAACTGACCTGTCTGTAGATTATTCATTATATCGTGTTGTAATCCACGAATACCTTTGTTCATTTGACCATAGTCAGTAGAACTATAAGCCATATTTGCTAAATCGTTAATACGACCTTGATAGTTCTTTGTTTCTTGCTCAAGCAGTTCGTTTTCAGCATCTAAGTTCAAATGATTAATAGATGCTAATTTCTGTTGATATACGTCAGAAGCCTGTACTGCTTTATCACGATAGGATGTGTCTACCTGAACACCTTTCATTAGTAAATCTAATGGTTCCTGATAGGTAACATCCATTAATGGAAGTTTAGCTGTTCTATAAAATCGTCCCATAATTATCTAAGCTTGTGTTGAGCAATTAAATTACGAAGTTGATAACTAGGCATCCCTTGTGTTGCTACCGTTGGATTAAACATTTTAGCTAAATCTAATGGGTTTGCAGGTATTGCATTTTCAGGGATAGCATTAACAGAAAGAGGATCTACAATCATTGCAGGATCAACTGTTGGAAGAACAATTGGTTGTGTTGCCATTGAAGGAATACTTGGATTAGTAGTTGTTTCTGTTGTAACAGATTGTGTATTTGCTCCCATTGGTACCCATTTACGTTGTGCAGAATCCCATCTAGAACCATAAGGAGACATAGCTTCAATAATGTGTCTTGACTCCCTTTGATTACGAATGTTGTTCATCTCTCTAGCAAGTTGCTGATACATTTGATACTTGGTAGAAAGATCTTGTGCACGATTGGTATAGTAGTTATCAATGTCTTGTCTATTGGCAAGATCACGCTGTTGTTCACCAGACATAAACATTCTATCTCGCATATCTTGCTTATTGGCTTTATTGTAATTAAGATTAGCCATTTGTTGATTATATGCGTTATCAATAGATTGTTTACCCTTTTGTAATTGAGCATCTGAAATCAAATCTAATGCTCTTAATGTGTTTATACCACGAGCAGAATTTCTGTTGCGTTCAGCAATTTGATTTCTTTGTCGTTCAAGATCTTGATATTGATTATCTCTTTGGCTAGTAAAATACTTAGCCATTGTATCTAATGTGTTCAGACCTTGTTCGCCATAATGCTCATAAGGATTGATGTTTGGTTGAGTTGCGTTCAGATTTTCAATTGTGTTATTCATCAAATCTTTAGCACCTCTATACTGAGCATACATACCAAACATATCTGTAACACTAGGCATTTGCCCTAATACACCATTAACAGCGTTTCCTAATGTCTTACCAATACCAGACCAATTTATATTAGACGATTTGGTTTTACCAAGTTTATTTTTAGATGCTATGTTTAACGGAAGATTGTATTCATCTGGTCTACCTATGTTTACATTTGGTGATATACCTAATGCATTTGAATTATCCATTAATGGTACTTTAGCACGATTGAGCATTGTTGGTGATCCAACTGCATTAGGAGACATACGCAATGCGTTTGAGTTATCCATTAATGGAATTGTTCTTTGCGCATGAGCAAGCATTGTTGGAGCACCAATTGTGACATTTGTTTCTCTAGCTAATGGTTGTTGTGCTGCTGGAGCATTTGCTGTAACAACTGTACCATTCAAATCTCCTAAATCATACGCGCCATTAGATTTTTGAAACAAACCATTCTCACCATACAAACGAATCTGCCCACCATTACGAGCCATGTTTTGATATTGTAACCAAGGAGGTATACCATAAGCAGCTTTATACTTCTGATTCAAACTATTTATGGTTACTGTATCTCTTACCATTCCTTGTATGGTCTTATCTTGTTCGTCAAGAAGTTCGTTATTGGCAGACACTCTTCCGACAGTGCCTTGCAATAGCACATCGTATTGATTTTTATCAGCACGTTTCTGTATCTTATCTAATTGTTTGGTACGTTCGGCTTTACGATCTGCCAAAGTCTTGTTGTACTTCTTGATTCGTTTGCTATAGACTTCTGTACCTTCTGGCAAATTCATATCAATTCCACCACTTTCGTGTGACGGACCCTCATATTGAACTACTTGACCATTAGGATATTCTACAGTTTCATCACCTTCAATTTCAACAGGCATTGCACTTACATCACCACCAAATCCAAACATCATTGGTGTGGTTAATAAATTAGCTCCAAATTGACTTCCAGAAGTTATGAGATTATCTGCAATGTTTCCTGCAACACCACCAATAGCTTGATTAGCTAATCCTCCAACAGCAGAACCAAGCATACCAATACCAGAGTTTAGCATTTTGGATCCAATCATCATTCCAAAATTTGCTAAATCATTAGAGTATTTACCGCGTTCCATATTAGCTTGTTGCTTTACAACATCTAATGTGTTTGCATCAATAGCAGCATCATAATTAGGTATGATTCTATTTTTCTGATATTGTGGTAATGCCATAGTATCTAATCCATAGGCTGCTTTTCTACTTCTCTTTCTTTTCTTACATCCCATAATTATCTGATTGAAGCTTTGTCTGTGTTAATGAAGTAATTTACAAGAAGTTTGTAAATTCCGTGTTTATTTGTTTGACTATCAAAGTTATCAAAAATAAATCGAACGATTAAATATTTATCTCTAAATGGTTCTAAGTCTGTCCATGGTTTATTTACATTGATGCTTTTTGTATTAAGTGTTTTATCAATGTATTCACCAATGGTATTTGTATTTCTAGACCAAATAGCTTGATTGTAATCTGTTCGTATATCTCTGAAAGAGTTGAAAGACCAATCCTTTTCGTTTCTGTCTAATTGAATTGTGTTTCGTGTATCACTAACTTGTTGTTGTAAATAATCATTTGTCAAATGTTGATCTTTTACACGAAGTTCTAACAATCCAGAACATTGCCTTGAATTATATAAGACTGCTTTATTGAATGTTATAAGATTAGCAGATACCATTTCGTTATTATTCTCATCATATCTAAATGCTTCTGTATAGAACTTTATGGCATCTGTTATTTTAGTAACAATTGCATCAGCATTGTTTACATATTCAATAATGAATGGTCTTTGTATTCCGTTGAGTTTCTGATAATTGTATGATTTGTTATGCTTCCATATAATAGCACTTTGATTAGACCAATTGTAGAAAGCATATGGTTGTGTTATATATGTATTTGGTAAATAAGAATGGAATGAAATCCAAGTCTTACTGAATAACGAATAACTTATTGTCCACGATTGACTCTTTAAGAACTGAGATGTTTCTTCAGCAGTCATTAATGTACCGTAGATATAATCATATACTGTAGTGTTCTTTTGAGTTGTTACTACTTTAGGTATTTTGATATTCTTCATAGCACCAATTGGTTTACCGTCACGAGTTAAATCACCACTTTCGAGATTCAGTTCGTATTTACCCATTGGACTATATCTTTCAGGAAGAACGTCACTAGCACTGCCGTGAAAAGTGTTTACATCAACAGGATCTAATTTGTAACCATACTCTGTTTCGCTAACAAATTCACCACCAACATTATGGAAAGTGTAATCTGTCAGTTCCATTGTTCCTCCACGATATGGAATCACACGTAAATGAACTGTACGTGATTCTGTATCACTCTCACTATTTTTGTTTCCGTACCAATTGCCATAAGTATGGAATTGTATTGATGTGAGATTTGAATATTTCTCTTTTATCTTCTTGATATTCAGATAGAAAGATTCAAGACCTTTACCTCTATTGTCACCACAGTGTACAATTAACTTATCTGGATCGTGATAAGAATAATGATCATGATCAAGATTCAATTTTTCGTTGGCTGTATCGGCACGCCAACCAACTGCGTGTATTGGCTTTCCGTTGATATAGAGAATTGTAATGTTGTCTAAGTCTGATCTTCCTGATTCAGTAAAATCATAATAGAATAATAGATAATCCATATCTGGAAATCCATTTACATAAATAGTTTCTTTCTTGTTTTCAAAAACTGTCTTAGAAAATTGCGCTGCATATTTTGAATCCTTGTTTACGAATCCATCAAATATCCAACCTTGATCTAACTTTAACTGTTTGTTCTTTTCAAAATTATAGAAGATATAATTACCAATGATTTTATCATCTTTTGATAGCAACGAAGTGTCAATAACGTTATCTTGTTTCGTTAATAACATCCTTTGATGTATTGGATCATATCCCCAAACAAAACCAGAACCAAACAAAGAAGCAGGATTATCTTCATAGAATGTCGAATCTATTTCAATGTTCTTTTCAAACCATTTCTTCAATAATGCTTCGGATATTGGATTCAATTGACCAGCAAATTGATAGACAGTTCTATCATTATAAGAAATGAAGAAGTAACCATATTTAGTAAGAATAGCTCCAAAGGTATGTTCCAAACCTGCTGACATACCTGTAGAATCGTTAATGATCTTACGAGCAGGAAGATTGCCATATTCACCCGTTCCGACATAAGTGACTATTTCATCTGTCACACGCTCTTGATATGCTTTAGGCTGTAACCATAACGCTTCTTGTGTATGTATATAAAGATTCTGTCCATATACAAACAAGTTGGTTATAGCACCTGTATCTCCTGGAATATCTTTGTAGTTATTTGGTTTGAACAATCTGAAGCTGTCAGACAATTCTTCAGCAAATGCGTTTTCTGACCACATCCATCTGTGCGGAAATTTCTCTTTGCACTCAGAACAGCAATCGTATTCTTGAGGTAATGAGAAGTATTTCTGATAGCAATCAAATTGTAGATAATCAGGGTTGATGAAATAAAACTCAGGAAGAGGAACTGCTAAGAACGTAAGCCCTTTATCTGGAACAATCTGAAAAAGAGATGCATATACAAATCGTTCGAGATCTGTTGTTCCTGTAATTGTTGTAAAAATATCTCTGGCATGTTCAAATCCTGCTTCACCATCTTTTGATTTATTTGGTAAAGGAATTGTATTAAATTTCCTAACAGGCAATGGTTTATATTCAGTAGGAAATAATACTGTACCATTTTTTCCGATCATCTCTGTTCGTAAAAATGCATTGTATTCACTTTCAAACCAAACAGATGTGAGTGTATCATTAACAATTATAAATGTATCATCTGTATATGGAACACCAGCTCTTCGTTGTTCTATGGCTGCTTCAAATTGTTTTAACAGATCACGATTTAAACCACCGACTAAAGGATTTCCTTTTTCCATATCTTCCATTAACTTTTTAAGTTCTGGAAGCTTGTCTATGTAAAGATTATAATTGTTTTCAAGAACTATTTTTTGAATAAACTCATCACTTGCTGTTTCTAATAACCCTTGTTTATAATCTGTTTTGAGTGCTCGCGCCATATTGGCATATTGTATCTCTTGAGATCTTGCTACAATAGCTGCTCCAGCACTTCCTATCAATGCACCACCTATTGCAAGACCAAGAGCTAATGAACTACCACCTGTAAATACAGCAAGTCCCACACCAAGTGCAGCCAACAATCCTGCTGTTAGCCATGCTCCTGTCTTTTCCCAGAATGTCTTTTTTCTTATACCTACAGGTGCTGCTTTGTCACCAAAGTATATATTAGACGCAAGTCTGATGGCACTATTGAATATGTTTCCATTAAAGATACTTACTGAAGAAGCAGTATCTGTAAAAGAAACATAGTTGTTAGAACATTGATAAAACGGTGCTGTTCTAAAATTTGAGTAAGCATTGTGAAGCTTTCGTTTAATCAGAACATAAGGAAGTGTTATGTTACCCTTATCAAACAGCTCAAGAGTTTCTTCTGTTTTGTAGTTAGATATGTTCCAATCGTAATCTAGATCTTCATTCAATTCTATAAAGACACAGTTCTGATTTTGAATCATGTTATAGCCTGTTAGCTGACTATTCTTGAGCTTAATAGATTCAAAAGGCATAAGACTAGTGACTTCAGCTATATCTTCTGGATTCAAAACAATACCATCTGTATTGATTTTTTCAAACAGCAGTTGTCTATCCCTAAGGAATATGGTAGCAGAATAAGTGTCCATCTTATTCTTATCATCATAATCCCAATCACGATCTACATCCTTATTATCTTTGATTTGTTCATATGTAGATCCCTTATCGCTTATATCATTATAAGTATTATATGTATAACTGAATGGTTGACAATTGAATGTACCTTGTTGTTCGATAACGATAGATTTATCATAATCTTTTTTCATAAAAAGATTAGATGGACACATTAACGCAACAGCTTTTTTATCAAACTTAGAATAAGCTTCATTTCCTGATGGTGCTAAAAGACCAACAGCACTGAAGTGTTGCGATTTGATTGTAGGTATTAAAATACCTGTATCTAAAATGCTTTTCTGTTCATCTGTACGTTCTTGTTGCACAATGTAATAACCAACAACCTTTTCTTTAACATCATTCAATTCTGGTAATAAGATATTCGAAAACTTAATACCAAAGATGTTAGAAGAGATGCTATTATGTACAACAGATTGATTTACAACAGAATGTGATAAGATTGGTTTAGTCTTCCAATGATCTTGATATTTTGATTGAATGTAAGTATTCCAATCAATCCATTCATCATCAAATTTTACTTCAACTTTGAACTTAGACGGATCAGGATTATCTTCAAATACATGATTAAGAATGAATTCTGTATCTATTTTTTTAGCTTCACCATCAGTATAATTTGGTTTACCGATAGATGAACCTGTTATGATTGAAGTAAACTCTTCTGTTTCTTCATTCCCATTTAACAGATAAGTAATCCTAAAACTCAGTTTAGGTCTAATCGTTTCCTTACATTCTGGTTCTTCTGATGGTTTATCATCCGCACGAGTTTCATTTCCATCAGGATTTGTTTCATCAGGATTTGGCTTGTTCTCATCAGGATTGACAGGTTTCTCTTCTTTTGGAGGACATAATATATCCAACAAATAATCACCTGTTATCTTGTATTGTACTGTTGTAGTTACTGTTACAGTACTATCCTTTCCGTATTCAATGTGAGGTTTATCTATTGCCTTACGTGTTGGAAATCTGTGATGTCTGACAAACACATCCTCACCGAGACGCTTTCCGTTGTAATCATATCCCCAATAGCTGTTAGACGAGCAAGACTCTTTTTCGTCATATCTAAGCTGTATCTGATTGTCTTTTGACATTGGGTATATGTCATCACCAACAGAAAAGATAAGCTCATCAGCATCGTCTGGTGACTTCCCAGGTATATGGAAAACAGGTGAGTATGTACCATCAGCAAGAATGTATACAATACCAAAAGAATACATTTCACCAGGCATATATCCACTACCATTAAAGTAGCACAATGGATGTTTTGGATTATCTTCGTTCTTAGTATCAAGATCCTTTTTGTGTAGTGTGTTCATGTCCACCTTTTTAACCACACAATCTGCTTGAATCAGCGAAGCATATTTCTGAAACTTACACCACTCAACTTGTTTATTTGTAATGTTTCCAAGGATCAACTTATTATCAAGTTGAGTAATGTTCTTAGCAGTAGCAACTATGTTTTGAAACTTTATAAGTTCTTCTCTGTTTATTTTATAAGCATAGTTGTTTCCTGTAAATGTGAATGTAGGATAAGTGGTAGCAAACTTATCAGTCACATATATTCCACTTAATGTACCTGTTCCATTATGATAACCAATAAAGCAAAGTCTCAGATACTTATAATCAGTATCGAAGTTTTTTATTGTTACTTCAATTGCTTTATTTGTCTTTGGAAAGTTCAGTAATGGTACATCCTCTTGATGAACAGATCCGTGGATTGTATCGTATTTAGCAATCAGTGAATCATTGTAGATGATTATCTTTTTGCTGACATTCATCCATTCTGTAGCATTATTATTGTCATCAATATATTGAATACCAACTTGATATGCTCCAGCGTATAATTCACCAGATTCTAAAATATTTATTGAATTAAATTGTGGTATTGAAACAGATGATTTTTGAAGATCAAACTTTTCTACTAACCATTTACCACTATGGTTTTGATATTGTCTACTATTTTGAAAATCAAATTGTCTTGGCTTATTAATACCATCAACCCAATAAACAGTTTTATTGCAACCTCTTCTTAGTCTATATGTAGCTTGTATTTGATGATTGACATCAAAATTCAAACCAGATGATTCAACTACTGATCTGTAAGTATCATTCTCTAAAATACCGATTTCAGATTTTGTGTTATCGTTGCTTACAGAAAATATACAAGTCTGACCATCACCAATATAGACATGTCCGAGAATGGTATAATTTGTTTTTATTGAAGTGATTGGCTCATTACTATTTTCATTACCAATCAATCCAATGTCACCATTCTCAGATTCGTTGAGAGCATTTAAAGCAAAAAGATATGTTTCCTTGTTAGAGTATAGATCATTAAAATCCATACTCATTCCTTTTGATGGTATTTTTACTTCACTCATAATTAATATAATTTGTGAGGTTGTTTATTGAGATTGCCAAAGAATCCGTAATATTTGTTTCGTGGTAAAATATATCTAGAACCTTCTAATAGATTTTGATATTCATCAATACCATCTGGCATTTTATATTTGTTCTTACTTTGACCAACATACTTGAGCCATTGCTGTTGCATTCGATCGTTGATGTTTATGAATGTTCTATCTCCGTTCCACATCTTCATTTCAGCAAGCTTCCACTTGATATAGTATGTAATAGCAGATAATACAGATGAATCATCTGGAATATACGGATAGTTTGTTTCAGGATCAATTCTAGCTCGTATGTAACTGATTGCAACTGTACCTGATCTAAAAGAGAATCTTAATTGTTTCTTTACTGTACCAATAATTGTATATTCATCTTCACATGAACTATACAAATCTTCCATATCGTTTGGTTTACATACTACAGAATTGAAGAACGCATGTGAAGCAAGTCTAACAGGAGTAAAGTGTTGTTGATAATAATAAGAAGAATGCCATACTCTAAAATCAATGTTCATGTTGAAAAATGGTTTCATACAAGGCTTTTCTCCACAAGGAAGATTCGATTGTTCTTGTATATATTTTTCTACAAACTCATCATTGATCTCTTCATACATTGATGGCATTTCTGTTCTAAATGAACATGTAGGACACTTTGATTGATGACTACAACAGCCCTCATAAAACTTCGCTACCTGAACAATGTATTGTAAATGCTCAGGTAGATCTGTTTGATAATCAGTGACTGTAGCAAAATGGACTGCTGATTCTTGAATTCTTATTACGTTTAAGAAATCCAACGCTTCACCAATCCATTCTATTATATCATCTTCATTGATCTCTTCTTCTGGGATTTCTCTGTAGATTTTAGATAAGATTCTATCTACTGTAGTATAATTTATGTTTCGCATGATTTTTGAATATCGGTTAATTTTGGTTCGACAATTGTGAATCTATCGAATTTGTTTGCTTTGATTAGATCTACAACATCTTGTTTGAAATGGAACGCAGGTTTGAAATAATACAATTCTTTGTTGTGTGCCCAAACGTTACGAAATTTCCACGCAATCTTGAAGATGACACCATCAGTATGATCATTGGTATGATAGATTACCTTACGTTGTTCCTTTGCTTCTGGATGAGTTTCTCTGAATTTCTTAGTAGCATTCCAATCAATAGGGAGACCTCTTAATTTTCCATTTTCGTCATAAAATGGCTTACCCTTACGTCCACGTATCAGAAGAATACCAAGGTTCTGTGGCAATCCGACACTATGTCCCTCCAATATCTTTTGTCTAACGAATTGGTTATAGTCTCTATTGATTTGCTTGAACTGTAACCAACCCATATCTTTGACCTTATAGTTGTCTCTTACAAATTGCCAACAAGCATAATCTACTGTAGGTGAATAACGTTTTTTTGGTATTTTCCAATGCGCCCCTTTTTCCATTATTTACTTGATTCTGTTCTATTGTCTTGACTATTGTTAGTTTGATCTTCAATGTTTTGTGAGAACAGCTGTATTAACTCTTGAACAGCCATTTGAACCATCGGTTCTATTAGATCTGAATCAATAGGAAATTCTTGGTCAAAAGGACTTTCACAAAAAGTCGTACCAGATGAACCATCACAAGCATTTGGAAACTTTTTAGCTTCCCAAGGATCTTCAAAAATACCTTCTATGAGAATGACATTGGACGCATCCTTATCATTCACATAGAGGTATTCGTTTTGAAGATACCATTGAGGTTTCTTAGACTTGTATTTGTTTCCTTTATTCCATCGCTGTTTTTTACGCGATGTATGTTCATATACAATAGAACCATCAACAGTTGCTACAAGATGAATCTGCAAACTACCAAGAAGCGTTATAGGCTTTGGTAATTTGTATTTAGTACGAAGAATACCACAATCCAATTCGGGAAGACAAGAACATTCGTGTGTCGGAACATTAATTAGTTCAACACAAGTCAATGTCTGATAATTCCAAGGATTGATTTTAGCACCACTTTGATTCTTCTGATAAATTAAATTCTGTCTTGCTGTTAGCAGTTTAGAATAAATATGTCTAGGTGTCAATCTTGAATCATCTGATTGAACTCCTTTAGAATAAAGTGATTGTATTCTTTGTATTAATTCACCTGTAGTCATAATAACTTATTGATTCTTTAACTCACTTTTGATCTGATCTAATTCTTGTTTAATCTTATCAGTATCAGACTTAATAGAATTAGTATCAGATTTAATAGTATTAGTAGTTGATTGAACATTCTTCAAATCAGCTTCCATACTATCTAATTGTTTTTTAATCTTTTTTAGATCTTTAATTACACATTGTAAATCATTAATATGTTGTGTAACTATAGCTTCTGTAATACTCATATTATATGTATTGTAAATAGATGCTCTTTCTTTTTGATTATAGAATTAACTATTATTTTATCTTAGAAAAATCTAACGGAATTATATTAACATCTCCACAATAGCCTTTTATTGCAATATAAAAAATTGTTATATTAAGTTCTTTAGCTTGTATAAAAAGTGGATCTGAACCAATAACATTTCTAAAATTAAACAGAATTTGATTTTCATCCTTTTGCGTATTTGGGGTTTTAATAGAAATTAAATTTTTGAAATATTGTTCAAGTTGACTTTTGTATATAAGTATTCTTTGATCTATACGTAATTCTCCAGAATCGTTTATATCGGTTCCAAATCCGATGTATTCTACATCCCTAAAGTTACATTCTGCTCTTGGTTTATAATATGTATCTATTGTTAATGTTCCTTGTGTATGATAATAATTGGCTATCTCTACAATGCGACTTGGATCTTTAGCTCTTCGAGCATTTTGAATCCATTGCTTAGATACAGGATGTTGCCACCAAAGCCCTAATCCTGTAGGATTACTTGGTGTTTTAATACCTTCTTGGCTTATATTAATACTTAAAATTTTACCTGTGCTATTTTGTATAAGCTTAATAATACTCTCTCTCTCTTTTCACTCATAATTTTAATTGTTTGATTTAGTTTTAATAGATAATGTACCTGTACTTTCTCCAGAATATGTTATCCAATCTGGAACACTAGATTTATCCATTACGCTCCAACCAACAGTTTTACCCTTAGATGTTGATGTAATTGCAGAAGTCTTTGTTCCACCATCAGAAGAATAAGAAAGTGTTGTTGGATTAGCTCTGAATACACCATCATCCGCTTTACCAGCTATAGTGACTGTAACCGTAATTACCTTGCCACTTTCCTTCTGTGTAAGGGTAATGGTAGCGGTAGTGTCTTCGTAGGATGTGGCAGGTTTCGTCACAATGTTTAGGATGTCAGATTGCTGCACCTTACTCTGTATTGCATTTACGAGCGATGCACCTGCTCCAGACACAGATATAGTAAACGGAACAGTAACCATACCTCCGTTTTCCGTAGTCTTTCTCGAAGTCACCATGACTATCTTCGTTTCCCCAACTGCATTTACACTTACTGAGGACTTACTTGTTCCAAAGGTATAGACAGGAACAAAAGCTTTACCTTGCTGAGTAATAATAATCTGTGCAGTTTTACCTGTATTGTTTTGTCTCAAATTGAGAGTAAATTTTCTTTCTGCTGACATAATTAATATCTTTTAATCGTTATCCTTAACATTTGCTGAAAGTGTTCCTGTACCCTCACCAGAAATAGTGAGCCAAGAAGGCATAGAGGACTTATTAGTTACAGTCCAACCAACTGTCTGTCCCTTAGAAGTAGAGGTGATCTTAGAAGACTTAGTTCCTGAGGATGCTTCGAAAGAAAGTGCAGTAGGATCTGCCTTAAAGACACCATCATCTGCCTTAGCAGCTTGAGTGACAATTAATGTTAGTGTTTTACCAGATTCTGCTTGAGTTAATGTTATCGTTACTGAACGTGTAGAATAAGTAGGATTTGGTAACAATTTGATCGTTATAGTATCATTACTGGTTTTAGCTATTCCTCCTTCTATTATAGAATCGTTGTTGCTATCTGCAACAAAATCAACATGAACGATTGGTTTTATACCCAATGCTGTTTTTTGACTAACAATTCTTGGGATTTGACTAACCGTTCCATCAGCTGTAGCAGAAATTGTTCTTGATGTACTTGCACCTTGGCTGTCATTCCAATTAAACATATATTGTGCTGTAAATCCAGCTTGGTTTACCTTTACAGTTGCCTTTTTACCTGTACCTACCTGTGTTAATTCGATTGTAAAACTTCTTGCTTGTGACATAATTTTATTTGTTATAATATGTTTTGAAATAATCTTTCATTCTATTTGTATAATCATTAGTTAGATATGATTGAAAAGAACCATCTGGTCTTAACCAAATCATTACTCTATTAATGATTGGAATATCAACTACTTGTTCTAACATAACTTGATATGTAGATAATTGTAATTGATATTTAGATGCTGGACAATCTAATAGATCTTGAAAAGGAAATTGTAAAGTTTGATTTTGATAATTCTTAAAAATATCTTTATTGGTTTTCCAATCTCCTACTATTAAACCATTCTTTTTTGTATCATAGAAGATAATATCAGTTGTTCCTCCGAACAAATAATCTTTGTGATACATTTCAAATTCAGTTGCTGCAACCACAATGTGAGATGGCATAGTGTTATAAAAATTTACAACAGCTTCTTCATACCCACTTTGTGGTTTCAGCGATCGATCTGATGCATAATGCTCTGCAAACAAGTGTGTCTTAGTTCCAAGATCACATGCTGCTTTATTTATTTGTTTCCAATTATCTAATACTTCTTCTTGTGTTAATCCGTCTCTCTCAGCAACAAGCTGTGACATTCTATCTGAATCAAACGGTTGGCTTAATTCATGTAGAAAGAATGACACAGAGTGTTGTAATGGTTGATCATCCACATAATATGTATGTGTATCATCAACAAAACGAAGATCTGAAAAAGCATTAAGGAAGTTCATTATGGATAAATTGGATCAGTTTCTCCTGAAATGAGGATGTATTTATTTAAAGAACACTCATCAAACGCACAAGCAATTGTAGCATTATAAGTCTTTGTACTACCTTCAGTTACAACCTGAATAGGTGACATAGTTAGGAAGTAATTCGATTTACTAAAATTTATTGTGTTTGGACAAGGTGAGTCCATGTTGGTTATATCTATTGTATCAACATAACTCTTACATGGTTTAGTTGGATCGAAACAATCGAATATTGGTACTGTCAATTGTAATGCAACTTCAGGTTGTCCAGAAACAAACTTAACACCATCTTTCATTGCTTGCACCAATTTTGCTTCACTTTCTTTGCTGCTTATTTGAGCACTTGGTATAGTGATTGTGCGATTCAATAGTGTGCTAACATACAAAGCATGTTCACGCAAACAATCATCTTTCATGATATAAGTACTGAAAGGATTTTTGTTTTTCTGAATCAGCATATGTTCAACACTATCAACAACAATCTCTCTAACGAACTCATATTCGGGTTCTTTAGAAGCTGGTATGCCTAAATGCCAATGTCGATAAGAATTAAACATATTACTTGTTAGCTATGCGTAAATATACATTATTTCTATAGATTACTACAGAAGCTGAACTACCAATTCCTGTCAAAGTATCTGTACCATCAACTTGGATCAAAGTGTAGTTTGTACTTACAGTAAACTTCGTGGGTTTTGTATCAGAGGTTTGCATGAAAGACATCATATAAATGGTTTCATCATTGTCTGGATTCTTTCCTTCATCAAACTTCTTGACAACAGCTTCTGTGATGTTGAATGCTGTTTGATCACACATCCAAACTTTTCCTGACTTTTGAATCTCCTTGATGGTATCATTGATGATATTGATTTGCTTTGTATTACCATCAACTTTGTTAGTAACATTACTAAGACCCTCTATGTCAGAAACATTGTGCTTGTGAGATTTGAGAGCAAAAATATCAGTTATGTCTACTTCTTGGATGTTTTTGTTTTCAAAAGTAAACTTGAGAATCTGCTTATTGTTATCTGTAACTAATTGAACATCAGATACAAAGTTATCATCAAGCTGTATTCCGTCTAATGATATATTGATCGGATCACCATTCTTTCGTTTTAAGATAAGATGTGCTTCCTTAGCTTGTGTCTGAGTATTTGTTATAATCTGTAACTCACCAGATGCTATTGTATTATTTACAGAATCTGTAACCTTTGTCTTTTCTTCATTTGTATAGTCATTAGTAGAAAGTTCTTTTCCAGCAACCTTATCTACTTTTTTATTTAAGGCATCTTCAAATTCAGATTTTGTGTTTGTTGCATCACTTGTTATCTTCTCGATCTTATCTGTATTTGACTTTATGTTTTTACCATTCGTTTCAACATTTTGTTGAATTGTCTTTATGGTATTATTTGCAGTATTGATGTCATTTGTATTTTTTAATACAGTAGATTGAGTATTAGCAAGATCAGACTTAATAGTTTCAATTGAATTCTTAATGTCAGTCAGCTCTTTCTCAAGACCATTTATATCAGCAATTTCATGCTTGTGGATCTTACGCGCTAAATAAGTTGCAAGGTCAATCGAATAAACAGTCTTGTTATCATTGAGTTTGAAATCAATTATTACAGAACCTGTATCTTCGATTGGCATATGATATTCAACTGATTGAAGATATGTATTAAGTAATACTTGATCATCAAGATCAATGAAGGGTATCTTTATGTTTGAGCCATCCTTTTTGACAAGAACTAATTCTTTTTCCTTTTGACCTGTTATTTCACCAGATACAATTATTGAATCAAACGCATCAGCTACTTTCTGTTTCTCACTATTAGAATAGTTATTGTCTGATAGTTCCTTACCAGCAACCTTGTCTACTTTGTTATCACCAAGATTTTTTACCTTATCGTTTACTTGTTTGATTTCATTGGTGACACGTTCATTAATAGCTGTGTTGTTTGTCTTGATGATGTTGTTTATTGCATTAAGACTTTCTTGCAACTTTTCAACATCTTCAATACCGTGCTTGTGACCAAGAAGTGCGTAACGACCATCAATGTTAACAATTATTTCATTCTTATTATTCTTGATGAGATGAATATTGCCATCATCCTTTGTCCAATTCGCGTCTTTTATGGCTTCTTGTACATCATCATCATTCAAGATCTTATCGAACGGAACAACTAATGTAGAGCCATCTTGTCGTTTCAGACGAAGCACATATGTATTGTTCTCTCCTGTAAACTCTACAGTACCCTCAAGGATTGTGTTTCCGTATGCGTTATCATATTGAGTAACACGCTCATCTGTAAGATCATTATGAGACAATCCCATGCCTGGAACTTTGTCCACTTTCTTGTCAAGTGTTTCAAAGATTGTCTTGATGTCTGTAATGTTCTTGTCAACCTTTTTACGCTCAACATCAAGAGCTTCATCTTGAGCTGTGTCCTTGTCTTTAAGAGCCTGTAGCTCGGTCTCAAGATTGATTATATCGGAGATAGGATGAGTGTGTCCAAGAAGCGAATAACGACCATCTAACGTGGTCGAAATGGTACTTTCAACAACTTTACCAAGGTCTTTATCGTAAGACAACACAGTAGCAGTTAGCTTACCTGTGTCTTTATCAAAACCAAGATTGGTGATATGTACATCTTCATCAGAAGTTACAATATCATCATCTTTAAGGGTTATATCAAATGTTTTGCCATTGTTTCTGGTAAATGTAATTACAACATCTTTACCACTACCAGAAGTCAATACAGCTGATTTTACATACGAATCAAAGGCTTCGTTGTAATTCTTTTTGAGTTCATCTGTAAGGTCATTTTGAGAAAGAACCTTTTCTACTTTTTCAGTAGAACCATCAGGATTAGTTCGTGTAAACCATTCACGATCCTTTTTCTTTTCTAAAGCTGCCTTAACATGATTATTCTCAATAATGAATGTAGCATCAGGATCTTTAATGTCTGCAACCTCTTTATCTACACGATCGTTGGTTGCGAACAATCCTTGAGGATTATTGTTGTTATAATCAGTATTGTCTAATTCTACAGACCTTGTGAGAATAGGAATCTTAACCATCGAAGATTCCTCACCTTCTTTTAATAATGCAACATAGATATACTTTTCAAAATCTTCTGTCCCACTATCATTTGATTGTTTACCGCGCTTAATTTCAAGTGCGTTATATTTCTTATAGATGTCTTTAATCTGACACAGTATTTTATGCAACTGTGCTAAGACTTTTTCACGATCAATTTCAGGTACTATCATAAGCCTTTATTTTCTAGTTTGTTAATTAATGATATTACTTCTTCTTGTAATTCTTCGGTTGTTTTGAGTTGTTCATCAAACTGATCATTTAATTCATTTATACGATCAATTTGATTTGCTACAGAATCGGATTCGTTTACTATATTACTATCAACATTGTATGTTTCACAATATTGATCTTGACTTTCACCATACAAGATACAATCAGGATTCATTTTTGAATCACCAGATACAGAAATGAATACTGCACAAAAGAAGATTGAACTCCAAAGCAGTTTATTTATTCGTATCGTTTTCATTGTCTATTTTACTTGCTAAACAGTTTAGTCTATGTAAGTACGCATTTAAGTTCTTATTGATTTCATCTTGATTCGAATTCCTTTCTTTGTAGTATACTTCAAGATCATTCATCAGTTGAACCATTTCTCTTGTCTTTTCAATATGTTTTTGTTCAGCTTCAAAAGATCTTTGTTCCCATTCTTTAGCAGATGCTTTGTAGAATTCTGTATTAGCTTTTTCTTCTGCAACAGATTGTATAAGATCTTCTATTCGTTTGTCTTGATAATATACATGAGCCAAAGGTGTTACTAATCCGAATACAAATCCGATAATAGCCAATCCGTATTTACTTTCTGCTTTTGAAGATAACCAATCGAGAATGTTTTGTATGATGGCTATTACGTTATTCATAATTATTTCTGCTTAAACTTATATTTGTATTTTCCTAAATATTCTACATCATAATCTTCCGAGGAAACAGAACTAATCTTAACCTTTCGATTGTTTTCAGTCTGTTCATAAATAGTTATTATAAATCCGTTTTCATCATCTTCTATACTATCAATCACATAAATAGAAGCATCATCTTTCTTTGTTAATTTGATAGTTTGAATCGGATATGGTTTGTCCTTGTAAATGACTTTTTCAACAGGAACTTTGATTTCTTTTACTATTATTCGTTCAACAGGTTTTTCTATTTCCTTTATAACGAGTAAGCCGATCTTGTTGAGAAATCGCTGAAAGCAATTTAATTTGAGTTTAGATGTGTTATTCATTTGGTTTAGTTGTTATGATTAATTCATTATTTGATTTCTTTGTACATTCAATCCATTCTGGTTGTGTAGAAGTAATATTCCAATCTCTAAAATCTTCAGCTACAGTACTTTCTATACTAATAGGATGTGTTTGACCAGATACAGCAGAATCAACTTCGTTTGGTATTGTATTAAATTCTACACAATCGTCTTGTAATACATTTGTAGAAACAGAATCGCCTTTTTTAAGTAGATCACCGTTGATTGCATCATATAGATCTAAGTGAAAAATTATGACATCTTCCAAAAAACGACCTGTTGTGTTTTTTTCAAATGGAATAGTAATTGTCGAACGCTTAAAATCAAATTCTTCTATACCTAATTTTATATTGTCATATTTGGTAGTGATGTTTGTTATGAATTTAATAGCTGGCAAATTATAGTTTCCTAATTCGCTTAAAGGAATTTCTTTACCGTTATATTTAACTATTATAGAATAGCGAAAATTTATATGTCCATCTATACACGATGAACTATTCTCATTCAATAATAAATTTACATCATAATCAACCTTATCATATTCTCTATCACACTTAACATACTTATATTGGTTGTATGTCTTAGATCTAGGTTCTTTATCAACATAAGTATCAATACAATATCTCTTTTCACCATCAATCAAATTAGGATCCCATTTATCAGGATCAGAAGAAGCTCCGCTCATTTCAGGTACTAATGTCCATTTTGGTTCAGGAACCTTTGCTTCACACATTCCGTGTTGTTTATACAGATATGTATTGTATGTAGGAGAATTTGGATTCTCATCCTTATACTCATCTACTTTGAATGTTTCTATACAAGGATCTGTTGGTGCTACAATACCATAAGGAACTAATGAACAAGCTGTACGACTAAGAACCCATCTAGCAGCAAACTTCTCAGTACATTCATCATCTTTTTCTGGATTACGAACATACTTAAATTGACCATAAGTAGGAGACTTAGGGTTAATGTCTTTATATACTTTATATGAGTAATATCTTTTCTTTTCCATATTATAAAGTTCCTATTTTTTTATTATAATCAGTTTCAGATTCACTACAGATATTACTCTCATCTTCTGGTAATAATTCCCATTGAGGATCTTGATCTATAGTAATTGTTTTTCCTTTTATAGTTAATCGAATACGTTCGTCTGGACTAATTCTGACTAATGAAGTTGTAAATGTCTTGTATGATTTTCTTTCTTCTTCGTTGTAATAAATATCGATTTGGTCGTGAGCTACTTTTTCTATTGTAATAAAACTAGGAGTAAATGCTTGAAATAAGTACCAATATTCGTTTTTACAATCTCTATTGGATATAACTTTAACACTTACTTTTCCTGAATCAGGTATAGAAATTGTACTCGGTATTACTCTAAATTCTGACTTACACTTATCTGGATCATCTGGTGGTACTACAGGTTTATCTGGCTTATCATAGTCTTCATTGAAATCACCATTAGACCATACTCTACATAATTTCGAACATTCGCTAACAAGTTTTTCTGCAAGCTTTGTTAGTTTTTCTTGCTCTTCTTTTAGATTGTTGTTTTTACAGAACTGAATGTTTTCATCCAAACAATCTAATAACGGAATTACTTCATCAGAAAATCTACCTCGAATTACTTCTTCTTTCTGATGTCTGATAATAGTATTAATTATGATCTGTCTATATCTATTCATAATTAATCAGGGCATTGATTACATTTACCACATCGTTTAGACAATAGCTTGTCTATCGTTTCAGCTTCTTTAGTCAATTTATTATTCATACAATATTCTAATTGATTGACCAATGCATTGATGAATAGAACATCTTTATTACAGTCATCACAATCATTATCAAACTTCAAAGAGCAACCTTCTATCTGAAGTTTGAGCAATTTGTTGATAACACACTTTCTATAATGGATGAGTTTTTCCTGTGTCATTGTAATTCGTACTTAGTTTTCTGAGAATGAATTTGATAACCGTTTGTTTCTAATTCACCAGATGCAATTTGAACAGCAAAATCAACTATTGCTCTGTGTGTCTGTTCAGGTAATTCACAATCTTGACTAACAGATAAATGTCTACCACCTGGTAAATCATATCCGTTTGAGTTAAAATCTTTCGGGTTACAGATATATCTAGGTCTCCTTATATAAGTCAAATCTAGATAGATATTTGTGAAGTCAGCATCAGAAGAAAGAATTAATTCATCTCCTTCAAAAACACCATTAACAACTTGCCAATCAAATGATGATTTATCAAATACAGAATTTTCAAATTCATCATCATGTTGTCTTACATACAGTGTTGCGTCTCTATCTCCACACTTATCATTATGCATTGTGACTTTAGCACTAATGAAATACATATAATCACCAGGCAAATTCACAACATTATTAACCACCGCAAGAGATAATGTTTGAACTAATGTTCGTATATCATCTGTATTACGTTGAGATTTTTCAAATCCAAGATAAGAATAAGAACGTGGTTCTGCTATTAGTTTGATAAAGAGTTCTTGCGCTTCGTTTAGAACCCAATCGATTTCAGGAACAAGAAGATTCCTATACTGTTCTGAATCAATCTTATTCAGCTTCTTTTTGAAATCGTAATGCATTTCCTTAACGTTCATATTCCTATCTTGGACTTGACTGATTGTTTTATATAGTATTAGAATTCAATTACTTGAACAGGGCTTCAATGGCATCAACAACACCATTTCCTGCATCAGTACCAAGAAGAAGTCCAAACGATTTCTTTTCGTTTGTACCTGCACGATAGGTCTTATCAGTATCAAACTCAAGAGTAACGGTATCATAGGTACCATCTTTCTTGAATTGATAATCTACATCATCCACAAATACACCATTTTCCATTTGGTGACTATAGTTTGCTGTAGTGTAGAAATTAATATTGTCCCACTCTTCTTGCATAAGATCAAGACCAGCACCAATTTCTGCCTTACCCTTTTGTGTCTCTTCAAAGAGAACAAATACAGTCTCATTGATAGAAATGGTGGGAACGATCTTGAGAGGACCATTAGAGACCCTATGATAAGGAGAAGTGACCATATTAGCCTGAGGAAGAGCTTCGATGATTAAGCTGAGCTTTTCAGAATCATCAGCAGGATCATCATTGGTATTCTTTTCCTTATTCTGCTTAATAAAGTCTTCAATAGCCTTTTCATCAGCCAACTCAGAGCCAGACTCCTTAGTTACCTTAGCTGTGAAATACGGAGACTTCATAGCAAGAATCTGCTTATACAGATAGAAAGTAATCAAGTGGTTGGCATAAGTTTGCTGACCAGAGCAGTTGCAGAAACAATCAAGCTCAGCAGGACTTGTTTGATTAAAACCAAACACAGCATCCATCTGACCTGTTTGCTCATAAATGGAATTACCAGAAGCAGTAATGTTAAGGTTTACTGACTTAATGCAAGAGCAGTAATCAATAGTTGCCTTAAACTTCTGTACTTGCTCCTTCTGATACTTCTTAACAAGGACATTACGGACAAAATTCTTATTGATAGAATCAACAAGGTATAAAGGCTTTCCGTTGAATGTCTTTACGAAAGTGATCTTCTTCTTCGGATCAAGTGCGCTAACAGTCTTACCTGTTAATTCATCTACGATTCCGAGTTCACCCTCAGGAATCTTATCTATTGTAAGACCTGCTGAAGCAAGTTTCTTTACATAGAAAGGTTGTGTGATATAAGGTAGTGTAGTAATCATATCAGTCTATCTTAGTTTTAATGTTTAATAATATTTCTTGGTTTTCTGCTTTATTTAAGAATTCAACCACATCATCTAATTGGAATCCAAGATTGGTTTCAAAGTAGTAGTAGCCTGTCTTTGTTCTACGAATAAGACCTAATAGTATACCCTTTTTAATGAGAGCCTTTGTACTGATAACAGCTTGGTCTTCTTTAAGAAGTTCCTCAAGGAGAGTTCTCTTTTCCTTATTGTTGATTATTTCATCAAACTTAACGGTAAGATAATTCTCAGACTTATTATCAGGATTCTCTTCATTAATGATAGTCAGAATCTTACGCTTACGATCAAGACTAAGTTCAGATACATTATTGATAAGTCGTGTATAACGTTCGAGCTTGGTAGCCTTTACTTCTATTTCATCTGATTCATTATAAATGTAATGAGTAGCCTGTGGTTTAGAACCACTATTCATTTCATTCTCAGACTTATAGATGTATTGATTTACCAACAGATACTTCCACTTAATGAAATCAAGTAGAGATTTGCCAGGATAAAGAAATGTGGGTGTATTGAGAAGTTCAGTCTTTACAAGATTAGATTCCCAAAACTCGTGAGCCTGACCGGGAGTGTAATTGTCATCAAGATTGTAAGGACACTTCTTGTCTTTCAAATAGTCAAGGTCTTCCTTAGATAATCCTGTATCATATTTCAGAGTTTGAGGATTAACAAAAGGAGCAATTATATTAGCTTGACTAAAGAATTCAAGATTGTCACTGAACTCACGAATTCCTTTCCTGTTAGGGATCGGACGTATTTCAATTTTTAGATTTGGACTAACTTCAATCATTATTTTACGAATTAATAATTCACAGTTTTAATAAGTTCACCTGTTACGGTAGGATCAGTGATTTGAACACCAATAGAATCTGAAATGTCTACACGATAGTAGTCACCAGAGTGCTTAGGATTGCTGGAAATCTGTCCACCAGGACCTACACGACCCTCAACAATAGTAACACCATACACCTTATTCTTACGAACAAGACAAATGTTGTTGTTAGTATTAATGGATTCACCATTACCGCCTGTTACATCAAGGATGGTAATACGCTGAGACTCAAGCGGGAAGCCCGTCAGAGGATCAATATCACGATGCAGAGAACGATCATCATAAAGCGGATTGTGAACCAGACGGAAAGAACCACCATTAGGAAGATCATATACAGTATACTGATAACCAACCCTCAGAGAATTGTTATGTACACCCTTAGGATCTTTGCTGTTATACATGGAGCTCTCACGGATTACAGACTTACCACCAGACCACTTATCAAGTGCCTTGGAGAATTCCTGCATACCATAGTAACCAGAGAAACCAACAACCTCACCGAGATCTCCAGGACTAATTCGAGAGTATACTATACGAGCAAAGAATGCTTCAATAAGCTCAGCAGAAAGGGTTGTATAACGCTCTACGTTTCCACCAAACTCAATTTGTTGCTGAAGACCAGCCCCAGGATTAATAGGATAACCAGAATCGGGATCGATCAAAGGACGATCACCAAGACGAGAGTACATAGCATAAGTAGCAAGCTCCTTATTCATTGCCATACGATACTCTGCTTCCTGCATATCCATCCAAGAACGATAAGTCTTACCATTCTCATCTTGGAAAGCAATATCAAGAACAGCCTGAGCAGCATAATCGGTTACCTGATATTCCTTACGAAGCTTTACAAGACTATTCTTATACTCTACATTGGTAGCACGCTCAGCATAACCACCTGTCTCAGCAGCTTCACCACGCATTGTGTAGAAACGTGTCCAACGTGTGCCGGGTTCAAGGTAATCCTTACGGATAAAGTGCTCAGCAGTCTCAGTGTAGGTTTGAAGAGTATAGAGATAACCACGACCCTCCTTTTGCTTATCTACTACAACACATACCTGTGACTTATCAGATGAACCAGGAGACCAGGTCTCACCAATAGCACCAAGGTCACAATCCATAAGTACCTGAATCTTTTGACGATACTTGCCGGGAGTATCACCTGCTGTACGATTCTCAAGAATGACCATCGGACGATAGCCATTAACTTTCATCTTCCAATTCCACTCGAGACTATCAATGTACTGTGTTTTTCCGAGACCAAAAAGATTCTCAAGAATGTTACCATTAGACAGATTAAGTGAATTTGTCTTTGAAGCAAAGAGCATACGGTCTGCATTAGTAAAGACCTCAGGCTTGAGTGCTAAATTCTTGCTCCAATGGTTTAGGTCAGTCATCTTTGTAGAATCAAATTTGGCTGTCCTGACTTGCATTTTGTTAATTGTATTTGCCATAATTAATTTGGTTTGTTATGTAATTTTATCAATCAAAATAATCTGCGAGTGATCTGCGAGAAGATTGTCTTCCAACTTTTGTGTCATCAGGACGACCTGATTTATTTCTACGCATATTATCTTTAATGTTCTTTGTTATCTTCGTTTCCACTTGTTTCTTTATATTATCGAAATTGAAAGTTCCATCTTCATTCCTGTTACGTAACAAAAGAGCCAACTGAAGCATTGCTTCTTGATTCTGTGGAATATCATAATAGAGCTCTTTCTGCATTTCAGTAATATAAGTTCCGTTTGTAAGTTTTACATTCCTATCACTTACATAGTTTGACAAGGTTCTCTTGTCATCTTTCGTTAAAAGAAGATCACCGATATTATCGGTTTGCTTTACAAACTTGTTGAGACTACGTTTATACTCTTTCTCTTGTTCTTTGAGTTGAGCAATACGTTCCTCTTGTTCTTTAAGAGCACGTTCTTGTTCGGCTTTGATACTGCTTTGAATGTTATCGTATTGCTTCTTAGCAACATCTTTCAACTTACCATTCTCAGTTAAGAATTCAAGTTGTAAACCAATATATTCATCATCGAATCCTTGTGATTTGAAGTACTGAGTTACAATTGATTTCTGAACATCTTCATCATCAATATCCATCTCAGAAGTATCAAAATTAGAATTCTTATAGTGATCTATAAAGGTATTCCAATCTCCACCGTTAAGAACATACTTGTTCAGATCCTTGACAAAATCAGGAAGTTCTCCTAACATTTCATGAACATTAGCATCCACAACAGCATCAAGTCTGTCTTGAATGTAATCTTCAATATCTTCATCAGAAGCTTTGTCTATATCAAAATCAGACCCAGATTCAATGAATGCATTGTCTAAGAGATATTGATAGACACTTCTTGATTGTCCATCTTGATTATTGCTAGGTTCAACTTCTTCTGTCTCATTAGCAACATCAGCATTTGGATCAAACAGATCTTCTTCTTTCTTTTCTTCAGATTCAACTGACTGTGGGTCAGTTGAATGGTTGTCTACATTTTCCTGTTCAACAGGTTCTGACGCTTCAGATTTTGTTTCTTCTTCTTGTTGAGTGTTGTCATTTTCAACGGGTTCTGAATCATTAAGTTGATCAAAAAGATCTACATCATCTGATACATCATCCCAGCTGTTAATGTTCTCAAGAGAATTCATTGCATTATTAGTCATACAAAAATATATATTATTTTGATTTAATTACACTATCACTATGTACAATTGAGTTTATTTTGTAAATAATGTTTATAGTAAAATAGTTACATAATCATTGTGAATTATCTTACCATATTCATCATTGTTTTACTGACAGACTTATTTCCGCCAGATTCAGATGTATCATTTGATTCTTCAGTTTGTTCATCTTCTGATTGTTCTGTTATGTTTTCTTCATTTACTTCTCTTGCTACAGCTAACATAGACGGATTGATTGATCCATCTTCATTAACCATTTGCAAGAAGTCATTGATCTTGTTGTTATCTTGATCCTTATCAGGATTATAAGAAGCACCGAGAATAGCCATCTTAGTGATTTCAGTCTTACGTCTTTCTTGCTCTTTGACAAGCGTAAGCTCCTTCTGATACTCAAACTTCTGTTGCTCAGCTTGTTGCTGCATTTGTTCAAGCTCTTTCTGGAACTCTTGTTGCTGCTGTTGCATCTGCATTTGTTTCTCTTGTGCTTTATCTTCAGCAACTTTAAGAATTTCTTCCATTGCAGGAACAGACTCTTCTTTAAGAATCTTAATAATATCTGAAAGGGTTGCTTGTTGATTCTGTAAAGCAGCATGAGCAAGCTGTTGAATCGTGCTGATAAGCTGATTAGCTTTATAGCTATCTGCAACAAATATTCCGAGTGTTGAGTTATCTAATGTAATCGGATCAAGATTGATGATCTCCTTACTATAATCATCCAACACATATGTTAACTTTCGTGGTTGTGCTGTACCATAAGCAACCTTAGCTGTATTCAAAAGAGCTTGTAATACATTACGTTTTACTATTGCTAAGAGATTGAAATAAGGTTCAAGGATAAATGCAGATTGTTGCAAAGACGTATTTACATTGTTTACAGCATCGTACTGATTTATCTGTCCCTCTACTTGATCTGTAATACCAACACTCTTACCAGCTTGTACACGAATATATTCAGCTAACTCTATATATTTCTGAATATCAGACATTAAAGAAAGATCGATTACTTTACCAACAGTGTTTACATCTTGCGGTACAGTTCCCTCTTCTTTGTTGTTATACCAAATCATGGAAGTTGATTCCATAAAATACTGCCATACATCCGTTTTCATATCATCTGGTATAGCAGATATGTTCATCATAAACTTCTTACCTCTATCAGAAGCAAGTAATAGTTCTAGACGATACATTATTACATTGTAGAGATATTGATAACTCTTAATACGATCCATTAAGGAAGTTGTTGTGCTATTCATATTATCACAAACAATCCCATAATAAGGAAGCTTTGAATAGTATAAGTTATCAAGATCTTTGAACTGACCTGGTATAGGTCTCATATTTACATAGATAGGCTTATTTGTCTTGATCTTCCACGTTTCATAGACTTCTGGAATCCATTTCCATTCTATGTTCAAATCACCAGCTTCTGTGTTAAGCTTATAGGATTCATCAACAAGTGTTTCTTGCATTTCACCACCATCATCAACGTATGTTAAGAATCCAATCTTACGTAAAGCTTTCCAAACACAATGTGATACAGCCAATGTAGATGTGTCTAAACTATCTTGTTCTGAGAATAAGTCATAGTTCTCTGCATAGACATTATTCTTAGAGAAGATTTCATCTAGATCATCTTGAGATAGCTCTTCATTGAAATACCTAACAATCTGTGATGGTGTCATTCTGTAGTGACATACAGCCCATTCAGAATCTTCTACTGTATCTACATCGCTTTGCATTCCGTATGCAAAGTTCATTGAGTTAACATTCCATACGACAGGCTCGTCATTTAATATACCCACATACATAACACCCATACTTGAAAGTAACAGGTGTTTGAATAACTCATTGAATCGATCTTTGAGATCAAGTTTGTTTGTAAGATATTGAAGTAGTTGAGTACCAAGAACTTCTGCTGGATCTTGATACTCACGTTTCATATATTGTTTGATTTCTTCAGGAGTACGTTGCTCAATTTCAGCTTGCATTTGTTGCTGAATTTGTTGCTGTTGCTCTGGAGTTAACTCTTGTCCTTGTACCTGAGCTTGAGCATTTTGCATTACTTCTTCTTGAATTGGTGCCATTATTTGACCCACAATGTATTCGCGAATCATCTCAAACTCTTTCTTTTCTCGTTGTGTAGTAGCTTCTGGATTTGTACTAATAACACGATATGTGAATGGGCGTTTCATTTCCATTCCCATAATAGCTTTAATCTTACCAGACACAATATCTTTATTGGTCATTCGTGCAGGCAACTCACCTATATCACTACCAAATGGTTTGCAGATATATTCGAAATCTCTAATGTCTACTTTATTATTAAACAGATCATAATTGACTTGCATTGACTTTCTGTCAAATGTTGATCTGTTCAGAGTATCAAAATAGTCTGCTTTATCTTTGTACCATTTTTTATTATTTGCGTTCTTTTGTGTGAACGTAAGTCTTTCTGTTTGTTTCATATCACATAATGGATCTAGAAGTGTTCTTATACATATTAGAAATCATGTTTTTCAATTCCACAATTCGATTGTTTTCTTTGACTGCACCATATTCTTTATCTAGTTCATCTTCTTGTACTTGAAAAATGCACATAAATAAAGCAGATACTAAGTCAAAGTTACCATTTCTATTATATAATGATAACTCTTCTAGCAATCGTTGTGAATAAATTTTATCCAAACATCTTATCGGATTGTTGTTTTCATCGTAATCTACAACTTTGAGTAACCATTCTTGTACATATCTTTCAGCAGCATCTTTTAATTGCTGTACCATATGACATCCATATATACGAGACACTTTTGAATGGTTGATTGATTTTGAAATAACAGCATCTGGTTGCATCGCAAGCAAATGAAGTTTTTTAATACGTCTGAAATAGTTCTTTACAGATGAAACCTCATTCTCATGCATTACTGTTGTATTATAATATTCAGCTAACATCTCAGCAACTCTATCAGCATCTTCTGCCAATTCTGTTCTTCCTACATATTCTGCAACTATTATATCGTGATTCTGTACATTATTATATACACCTTTATATACAATAATAGCAGATAATGAAGTACCACTATCTTGTCTAACAGGGTCATATCCAATCTTATAGAGACCTTTTGGTGCATTTGGTACAACAGGTTCATACATTACAACACATCCTCTTGTGTCATCTGGTATGTTGTAATAAGAGGTTATCGGTGTTACTGATCCATCCAAGATTGGTTTTGCCACAACCTCTTTTCCCTCATAGACTAAATTCACAGGTATTCCTTTTTTCTTTTGCCACTCGTTAGCTTTTACTTTTGCCAATTGATTTTTGATTTCAATCAGAGGGAAGATATTGGTTGTGGCAGTATCAAAAGCTTCTGATGGTGTTAATGGTCTTTCTTGTAATCTTCTTTGTATCTCGCTTGAAGTGATTCCTTTATCTAGAAGATCTTTTCTGGTGTTTAACTCATCATTCTTTGCTCCCTCAAAATCACTATTACCATTCTCATCATAATAGCCTTCCATATTCCAATTGACAGGATGAAAGAAACCTGTTAATTGTGTTTTGACCTTTGGATCCCACACATTATAGAATGGTAATAGATCAAATGCTTCAGGTCTTGAAAACATATCTGCATAATCTACAGAACCAGAATCCAATTCACCAGATGTACCATAAATGGTTATCATTCCTGTTTTGATAGATCCTGCTTTAACACAGTCTTCTGTAGCAGCATACGATTTCTTCAACAATCCTGGTACACCAAACTTTCCAGACTCCTCAAAAAACACATCCAATGCGTCTTTACCACGAGCCACACCTGGTTTATCTTTGAAGCTAAGACTAATAATCTGTGATCTAAATCCTTTTTCGACTTTTACACCATCTATATATTCAATGTAAGAAGCTTTGATCTTACCTTTATTTGGCTGATTTACAACATCTGATGGTGTAGTCCAAGCTGTGTTTGCATTGATGAAATCAATGTAATTAGCACACATATTAAATAGACCAGATGGATATAAGTGTTGTGAATCTTCAGCACCAAGTATAGTAAGAGAATTTGGTGCTGTAAAGAAATTCTTTGCAGCTATGGCAGCTGTCTTGTACGAATATCCTTTACGTCTTGCTTTTCCTACAATAATATTATAACCACCTTTGAATGCATAATCTGGTATTTCAACAAAGAGTTTAAGGTCTTTGAACTCGTCTTTGTCCATACCTCGTTTTGCTAATTCTCTGACCCAAAAATAGTTATAGTCACCATCCCAGAAATCTGGAAAACCCTCAACTTTTACAGCTTGCTTTTGACCATTTGCTTGTGATCCGACTTTCAAAATGGGACAAAAATTGAGATAGAAGTATTGATCGCCTGTGATCCTACATCCTTCTACCTCAACTCCGTTTATACACTTCTCACGTTCGTTAAACCAATATTCAAACCATTCATCAGTCTCTTCTGGTTTATCACAATAGTAACCATGATTAGTAAACTGAATGGCAGGTTGTCTGAAAACGGAAGTATCTAACCAATGTCCATTTATATCACGTATCATTTGTAGATTACAAGTATCTTATAAAGCCGTATCGTTTTCTATAGTCGAGTGCGTTTAGTGGTTTTGTCCATTGAATATAATAAGCTTCTTTCTCAAACGAAATGTTTGAATAAGCATCATATAAATCAAATTTATATTGGAACAATCTGATTACCCATTCAATCAGATACCAAACATAAAAGAATATATAAAGCAATTCTTTTTGCTGTTTTGTATGAACTCTTTCATGAAGTATATCACGATTGGTTAATCTGATTCTACCATTTCCTTTTACAAATAGAATTCCAAACAGATTGATACAAAGAAATCCTGGAAAAGGAATTAATCGATTATAGACTATTAGTTGTCCTTGTTCTCGTGTGATTTTCATAGTATTATTTTCTCAACGAAGATGGATTTGCAAATGGACTGATTGTTTTACCAGCTTTTGTTCTGGTTGCTTCAAACATTTCCTCATCCACCTTCTTTTTTAGGTTGTTTAAGTTTTGAATAACTTTTTCAGTATCATTTAATGCTCGTGTGAGATCAGATGGTTTATATAGTGGATTCCCTGTCTTTGGATTCCTTGTATTAAGATCTACCTTTTGATAGAAATCTTTCATTGTCTCTACAGCTTTCTTAGCTGCTAAGTAATAAGAATATGTTGCAGAAGCTTCTGTTTGAAATTCTTCAATCTTCTTAATTCCCTCATCACACAATTCATCTGGAGATTGTTTGATTGGTTTATATAGTTCTTCAATCAATTTCTCCTTGCGTGTGTTGTCAGGATAACCAGCAAATGGATTTGCTTTAGAAGTTGAAGCCATAAACTCACAATAACTCAAATCAGCAATTGCTCGTGATTTGTCTTTGCTTTTGTCCCTTTCCCAAATGGTTTTGAAAGGTTCCAACAGTATTGTAGTTGGCTTTGGTCTAACCTCTTTGTTATAAATCTCAAACAGATAGCTCATGTTACCATTCCTTTAATAGACAATAGGTTACAGTTGGTTGATGTTCGCATTCTTCAAGGAAATAGAAATAATCATCTGTAACATTTAATACTTGACAACCAGCAGACCAATTCCCAATATTATTCAAGACATATCCTTTTCTTTTAGGGACATAAGTTACTGTGTGAAAGTTTAATCCGATTATACCTGTATAGATTCGACCATATTCTTCACATCTTGAATTCTTATTGTCATCTCTATAGTATTGACACGGAGCATTTTGTACTAATGCTTCCATTCGTCCTCTGTGTAATCCTGGCTTCCAAAGGTTTTTATGCCACATATCAGACTTTAATACAGCAACACCACCTTTGTGTGTTGGATTGAGCAGCTGATTCTTTCCGGGATTAGTCGTACCTGTTGTTGTTGCTAAAAGTGTTTTATGATCAAACAGATAGAATCGATCATCAAACGCATCACATATATCTGCTTTAGATCGTATACCAACAATCCAACAATTTGTAGGAATCCCACCACATTTATCTGCGGTCATCACACGATCTAATACTTCTATATCACAATACCCAGGTATCATACATCCTTAGAAATAACAGCAGATAAAGCGAGTGTCTCAGTTGTTTCATCTTGAAAATGAACAACTATCGTTTTACGTATTTCTTGCTGATTCCCAAGATGATAAGGAATCATACCTGTATTGTAATAGGCAATAACCTTATTATCGATCCATTCAGCCTTTGTGCAACCACAACTCGGAACGATTTGGGCTATTGGTTTCATATCAGCAATACCTTCAAACACAGCTTTTAGTTGCATTTGTTCAGGTACTTTGCCAAAGTTAACCGTGTTGTTCTTAAATTGACTTTCCATAGAGAAGTGTTTTTATGTTATTAGGAATTATCTTTTGATGAACTTCCTGTCCATCAATATAATATACAAATCGAACATACGAAGTTCGATTTACACCTTTTTCAATGAAGCAATGTCCGTGACCGTTTATTGAAGTCACTTGAATTTTCATGAACTCGTTCCATTGCTTTTTGGACATGATAGGAGGATAGCATTTGCCATCACAGCTTTTGTTTGCAAACTGTAGTTTGGTTGTCTCACATCCACACTTTTTGCATTGTCCTAAATCATAGCACTCTTGATCCATTACAAGCAAACGAAAACGAATCTGATCCCATATGTAATCGGGAACAATCCATTTTAACCACTTATACTTATAGTATATGTGGTAACGAATGTTGCCTTGTATAAAAGCAAACATGTTACGGATTGTTGGTTTCGCTGTCACTTTGATCTTTTTCTTGTTGTTCGACATATTCTTTGTATGATAATTGATGTTTTACTTCCTTTGGGTGATTGAGTGCTAAGTCTAACTTATAATGATTGTATTCAAGCAGATATGGATATTTTTCTCTTGTATGCTCTAACATTTCTTCACGCATTTTTGGAGCTGATTTATGTGGTAAAAAGCTACCTAAATATTGAATGCGAGTTTGATGTAATTCATCATCTAAGAATGTTAGTTTGACATATTGCCAATAGCCGTTTATCGCTTCACTGATTTGCTTTATCGTAAACTCAGGATGTTCTTCGACATATTGTGCAGCAAATTCCTGCATTAGTTCATATGATGAATATTTCATTCTGTCTGATCATTTATGATTGCTATCTGATATTGTTGTATATCATCATCAGGATAGAGAAACGATTTAAGAACATATCTGTTGTCTTCTTTTATCACAACACTTTTCTCTGTTAAAGATCTAAGTATATTGGATATATATTGAGACGAAATGTTTTCTTTTTCAATCACTTGTTTTCTGACATCTGATGAAAAAGTATCTTCAGAATTGTTTTTCGCAATATCCAGAAACCTTGCCAAAACATCAATCTCTTTATTTGTCATATGAGATGGCAACAAGAGATTGACTAATTGCAAATGCTTTTGAAAGTATGCATAAGAATCAAGCTTAATTACTCGCTTGATTGTAGTTGTTTTCATGATCAATTGTCATAATTATATATCGACACAAATATAAAGAAAATAATGTAGTGAACAAATAATGAGAATGTTGGGGAGATGGGATGGGTGATAAATGAACGGATGAGAAGATTGAAAGAGTGAATTATTGTGGGGGATATGGACGAATGCATGATTGGATAGATGAATATTCGGAATACTTATAAAAGCGTGAATGATATAGATTGATACCCCCCACCTAATTCTCTTTTTCAACATCCCCCCCCCTATCTCTCAAACAGCTACGCAATTCAAGAGAACAACCTTATCTATACACAGGAGTGAGACTGTTGTCTCTCTCACTGATCGCTCGCTGGTCTGCTGTTGTGCAGGTCAGCTGGTAGCTTGATCGTGAGAGAACAACCTTGTCTAACTTCAGATCCAGGGTGCGACAGGAGTGATGACCTGTCGTGTCCTATTATATGAACAGTCTCCTTTCGGAGACCTACGCTCTAAAGGAAGCCCTGAGCGTCAGTATGGGCAACCATCATCATGTTCAGCTGTTATACCGTACAATGTACATCTTGTGTGTTACAGGATGACTACGGAACTCTTCTGATAACATATGCACAGTCCATATGTCCAGAATCAGATGTGCGGACTGTACGCATATTAGTTCAAGATCAGCTATTGGCTGGTTTAGACGAATGTGTGCGTATTGCACACATAAATAAATCGCTCCGTGAGACGGAGCGATACACAGGGATGAATTACTCCATCGTTGAACGGCGGAGCTTTCATCCAATCTTCACGTTTGAAGAGCAAGCTCAAATAGACAGCTTGTCTCCAGACGATATTGATGAGATTTATTCTCATCGCGCCAATCAACAAAGAATCGGCTACGATGAGAATAACAATCCGATTTATGCTAAGACTGATTTAATTTTAGCATAAATATGCTAGTCAGCATGGTTGCTGACTAGCACCAATCAATACAATAGCTGTGCAGCAGGAATGATAACCTGCTGCACAGCTTCATATTATTAATCGTCCCTTTCAGGACACAACTAAATATAATTATGGAGACAAACTTCATAAACATGGTTCTCTCATTGTCCGATGGGACAATGAGAGAACTGTTCGTACAATCTGGCGAACACAAGTTTGCTCGCCCTGAGTATGAATATGATATGGACGACCTTGAGTTGTTCATATCATATCTACAATTATCTCTCAGCTGGGATATTCCTGATACGGAAATCCCAGCTGAATGGCTTAATATGATAGCAACTATGTTGCCATCATATTTGCTCGGTGAGTGGCAACACCGAGCACAATTGCCAAACTTCCTCGATCGACCGATTGAAGAAGGCACATATATAACTGATATCTGGAGCATAGTAACTCCAGATATTGGGAAAGCTGATAATTCAGATTGGCTATGGTTAGCTAATCGAATTATCAATTCCTAAGTCATAACTTTAACTGTGCATACTGCTTAACTGTCAGTATGCACAGTTTTCTTTTCTCGTTTTAGTATTTATATACTAATATGAGATACATCATATATCAATGAGAACAACCTTATTGATAGTCAGTCACGATCTGTTCGTGACATCGATCATTAATTGCTCATTTGAGCATCTCATCTAAAACGAATTCCCGATGAGATTATTGGGTTATCACCATTATGGAATTTCATATGATGCTTGCGCTAGATGATGCAACAATGCGTGAAATCAATCTATGCTCCGACTCCTATGAGATCGCAAACAGCAGCATTAGGAAGAAACCTTTTGGCTTCTTTCCAAATGATCTGCAACTGTTCATGATCTATCTTACGGATTTGAAGATTATCAGTGGTGAGCGTTGCTGCTTTACTGAGCGAGAAAGTTCGCTCGTAGCAAAAATGCTACCGAAATATCTGATTGGGGAGTGGGCTCAAAATCCACTTCCTGACGTTTTCCTTGATGAGCCAATCAAGGTTGGCTACTTCATCGAAGACGTTTGGGATCTCAAAATCTCAGATGGTCAAAATCAAATAGAAGATGATGATGTTTGGAAATGGCTAGCCAACATCATTACCAATCGGCTATAAATCAAAGGCTGTGCGTATCGACTAACAATCGGTATGCACAGCCTTTTTTTTGTTCACACTTTAGTATTTATATAGATATGAAACATCTATCTCTAAAACATAAGATCTATTTTGCGATCTTGTGTCTAATATATCTATCAGTTTCTATCATCGTGTTCATCTCGTTTCCTTTCTGTCTCGAGATGTTATTTTTTGAGCTGATAGTCTATATCTTTTTAGGGTTGCCAATTGTCCTGAGCTATGTGAATTTAGACTGATTTGATTCTGAATCAATCAACCAAAATTTTAACATAGTTTGACACAGGTAGGTATTGCAAATATCAATTTGGAATCCTACCTTACGCGCCCGCGCGCGACTAAGAACAATCTTATTACTTTCTTTAATTCTTCTTAAAAAGAAACCCTAAAATCTTTGCCAGCTAGCAAGCAAACGAACGAGCGTAGCGAGCCGCGAAGCGGCGAGCGTAGCGAGTGAGTTTGCTTGAAAGCTGTTTCCCGATCAGCGGGACCGTCTGCCTGTAGTAATAATGCGCGTGCGCGCGCGTATAGGAATATATAATATATATATTATATAAGTAATAAACCGCGTGTGCGCGTGCGTGCGTATGCGTGTGTGCGTGCGCGTACACGTGCGCGCGTATATCAAGTTTTTGTGAAAGGTGCAAATGATTTGGGATTGGGTTGGGCAAACCTAATCCCATTTTGTTTGATAACCCATTCAGGAGAACAACCTCATTGATACGCAGGTGGAACCACAAGGGGTTTGCTTGCAAATCTCCTTTGGTTCATCGCTTGATTATCGATTGGGATTTCTTTCAATCCATCGGAAATCATACGATACCTCTAGGACGCACATAGAAGCGTTCTGAGAGGTTTTCGTATCGAAATGGTATAAGTTATCATCTCGATATAGAAAACCTCTCAGAATTGAAATATGAACGTTTTAGAGGTATTGGGAATTTGAATGTTTGGAAACAGCATTTGGATTCCCATTGATTTCCGCTACGAGATTCGGGAGAACAACCTCATTGATACTCGAGCGGTGGGCTGTGGTGTCCACCGATGAATTCGCTTATGAGACCGTTTGGGGTTTGGTCTTGTAAGTTATTGTACTAACCTCAACAACAGATTTTCGTTATGAAGACTGTAAACACTACCGTTAGTCCTATCACCGTTTCAAGGGTGTACACTTCTGATTATCAGAAGAAAGGAACGATGACCGCTGAGCTCAAGCAGGTCATCACTACTAAGTCTTCCTATGATGATAGGAAGCAAGATGGCTATAACGATTCCCTTTTCGAGGGGATCCAGAGCCAAGAACATGAGACCACGGAAACGAGGGTCTATTGGTCTAATGTTCCCGCTGATTCGACCATCGAATCGGTTGAGGAGCAGTTGCGGAAATATCCGCAGGCTTGTCTTTACAAGATTCTTGCAAGTGCTCCTATTATCTCTGATAGCGAGCAGTGGGGTATCGACCAAAAGATGACCACTCGTGAGGCGATCGCAAATCGTCAGCTGGTGCGTTATCCTGCTGGTCATGCAAATGCTGGAGATCCAATTCTCTGGCATGAGAAACCTCAATACCGCAGAATTTGTTTCTCTCTTGTCGCAAGAGAGGATGAGGATCTGCGAGAGCTTTGATCACCTGTAGGTATAAACTTACAGTTGTCTCTGGCAATTTGTGATTTAGGGTTAGGGTCATTGGTTTGATCCTAACCCACTTTGACCATGATGGTGGTTGGGGTGTGAGTTAGTTTCATCAGCTAACTTGCACCCTTTTTTTTGTCTAATCGTTTGATATACTTTGTATTATGATCACAGTAAATATTCCTGAACAAGATGGAATTAAAACCCTTGCTTTCGACGAAACTGATTACCGAAGCTTATTCGATCAATGGTATAGTGAAGTCCTATCACTATACACTCCCAGCATCTCTGATAAGGAAGCAGAAGCAATCTTAAAGTATTGCTATCCTGATTCAAAGAAAGTGCCAGAAGCACTTATGCAATTTGCTGGATATGGTGACATGACAATCCCGATTAGTTATCATACATTTCGGTATGATGATAAAGTGTTTACGGGAACGCCAACACCATTTTCGGAAATTTTGCTTGATTCGAATTTGGGTACTAATGCCGGAAGCTCTGTTTCGCTTCTTCCGTGTGGAGATGAAGTCAAGCAGTTTAGTGCGTGCAACGATTATTCAATCGATGCTATTAAACCTAGTGCACTCAACTATCTTGATACACTGAGATATTATTCTCAGCAGAGTGGTGAGCCAGATTCTCATCTTGCTGCTGTACTTAGACCATATCGAGATGGTGATCAAATCAATAGTGATGAGATCATCATTGAGCAGTATGGTTGTAAGTGGAGATTTGATGTACGTAGAGCATACATCGAAATGTGCCGTGAGAGTGAATTATCACGCTTCGATTGATTTATGACCCAAGAAGTTTGTAATGGACTTCTTGGGTCTTTCTTTTTCGTAATGTTTTAGATACATGATTTCACTTATAACAGATTGCGATTTATTTTTTGTTGAAGAAGAAGTTTACAGAAAAATATTCTGTGATTGGGTAGATTATATCTATTCGCTTTACAACAAAGAATTATCTGACGAACAGATAAAATACCTTAAAACATCTTGCATCGAATTTCCAACAGAAGTATACTTTTGTTTAACAAGTCACTACGTATGTGGTGATTTTGAAATGGATTTTGATGAAGCAATTAAAAAAGTAAATTGGTTTCCGTTCTCTGATTCTGAGCAGTTTAGCGAACTGTTTCGGGAAAAGCCAATTGGGTTTGCAACGTTCCTTGAAAACGCTTTGGGTGATGCTGATAAAGAAATCAACATTGGTTCTCCAACCTTTGATGAAGATTGTGTATACAACAAATTCAAAGAAGCAAGAGAAGAAAAGCGTAAGGAATTGGCTTGGAAATACTATTTCGATATGAAATCAGATACAGAAAATTATTCTGTGTTTATGAAAAAATACGGAAGAATTTGCGGTTCTGATGAAAAGATCGATTCTGATTATATATATGATCATTTTGATGGGAATACGTATAAAATTCTTATAAATGATTTTTATAATTGGACAAATGAAAAAGGGAGAAAATGAGGAAGGAAATGTAAAGAGAAAATGAGGGAAAATGACGTAACTGTCTGATCCTCAGCCCTTTATCACCCCTTCCCCTCCTTCATTTTCCCTCCCTTTATCCCTCATATAGTTTTTACTATGCTAAATCCATCTCAACAATCCGTTTACGATTCAGTCTTATCCCTAATCGAATCTTCAAATCCTCAATGGATTCGTATTACAGGTTCAGCAGGAACAGGTAAGACATTTCTCATCCGTACTTTAGTATCTGAACTAATAGATAGACATAAATCAGTACGCATAACAGGCTTAACAAACAAAGCCACAAGTTTGCTTGTATCTGATTATGATTCACATCTTGTTAGTGTCAGTACTATTCACAAACTCTTATCGATTAAACAATCAATCGATTATAACACAGGAGAAATTGAATTCAAAACCACTTTGACAAAGTATGATGATCCATTCAAATATATTGATGTTCTCATTATAGATGAAGCATCAATGATGAATACATACATCTTTGACTTATTGGATCAATATCTCCAGAACACATCACGTCATACCACTTGCATACTCGTTGGTGATCCTAAACAATTACCACCTGTAAACGAACCAAATTCAATTGCATTTGAATTTGAGTTAGATCCTAAGTATGATTTCCACCTTACCGAAATTGTTAGGCAAGCTAAAGACAATCCTATCATTGCTCTTTCAAACAACTTGTCTCTTTGTAACACTAACCAATCTGATTATACAGATACATCTGGTTATGTCTTTACAAACAATTTTGAATCTATCATTAACAAACTTGTTGAATCAAATGGTTCTGACAAGTGTAAGTATCTAGCTTGGACAAATGATGCGGTCAACAAAATGAATCAAATAGTCAGGAAACGTATATACGATCATCCTGATCTTTTGAATCTTGGAGAAACAATTGTTGTTGATTCTCCATATACATACAATGACCACAACTTGTTTACCAATCAAGAACTGAAAGTAGAAGATCTTGAATTAGATATAATCACTAAAGGTGTCACTATATGCCAAAGACCGATTGTTGAGTTCAAAGACCAAACACCTGGTGCTATTAAGCTTTTAGTCTATCGTATTAATGGTGACATCTTAGCTGTGCATGAAGATTGTTTCAAAGACTTTAGAGCTTTCACCAAAAACCTTAAAGCCAAAGCTATATCAAAAGAATTGCCTTGGGAATCTTATTACAGATTCTTTGAGCCATTCTTACGATTCAAATACAATCATGCACTCACTGTACATAAGTCACAAGGTTCGACTTATGAAACTACCATTGTCAATTACAATGATTTATGCAGAAACAGAAATCGTAATGAATTTCAGAAGCTGTTGTATACAGCAGTAACAAGAAGTTCTGAACGATTAATCATTTACAAACATCACTGACATGGAACCGTTCATCAAAATCTTGATATACACACCTGCAATCTTTGGTCTATTCATAATAGCAGTTGGATTAACAGGCATTGTATATTTTCTCGTTTCTGGTTTGTGTTTAGCCATATTCAAACCAGCTGTGAAAGATCCAGATCCAGACAAAGCCTTCTGGGCTGAGTATCTTCCTTATGGTATTTCTTTTATAGCATTCATCTTTATCTTCAAAGCTCTTTTGTTATGTATCTTTTAAGTCTTAGTCCGTTGAACAATCTAATAGCATTAGCTTGTTCGATTGCAATCGGAGGTTGGGCTGCATGTTGGGTGCATAGAAAAACTTACGATTGGTTAACAGGATTGTTTCCTGTACAGCTATTCTTTATAGGATCTCTATTAAGTCTTGCCCTATCCATAACTACCTTTGTATTTGTTCTTTGCGTAGTGTTTTGGGTATTTGATGGTGGTCCTTTTGGTGTTCTTTAACGCAAATTAGTTTTTTGATCTTCCTTTTTCTAATTATCTTGCACGTCACATTCTGCTAGTAATATGAACTACATTTACGATATAGAAGTTTATCCGAACTTCTTTCTTTTTTGCTCCAAGTGTTCAGATACCTCAAAAGAACAAACCTTTGAAGTATCTGACAGGAGGGATGATCGAAACCTTTTTGCTCTCTTCCTATCTCAACCCGATCTTGTTATGATTGGGTTTAATAATCTCGCATATGATTATCCAATCATTCACGACATTATCACCAAATGGTTTGATAAACCATTGCCTAAGTTTCTACAATCTGTTTACAGACGATCAGGGCAACTGATCAAAAGCAATCGATCTTTCATCAAAGATTCCGATTATATCTGTAAGCAGATTGATCTTTTTAAGATTAATCATTTTGATAATTTCGCAAAAGCTTGTTCGTTAAAAGAGCTTGAGTTTAACTTTCAAATGACTAATATTCAAGAACTTCCGTTTGATCCAGACAAACCTGTCTCTCATGATCAAATGGATTTGCTTATACAATATTGTCATAATGATGTTAATACCACATACAAACTCTACGAACACACTCTACCTGAAATAGAGCTGAGAAAGAAGATGACTGAAATCTATAAACAAGATTTCACGAATTACAACTCAACTAAGATAGGAGAATCCATTCTCGTGTCTTCAGTTGAATCAGCTTTAGGATCAGACAAAGTATACGAAATGGTTGATACAGGAACAAGAGTTGTTAAAAGAGCAATTCAAAGTCCTGTTGAATCAATCAATCTGAATGAGATAATCTTTCCTTACATTGTCTTTGTAGAACCTTGTTTCAAAGCTCTATTGTCATTCTTCAAAAGTCAAACGATTGAAGAATTAGCTGGCGCGTTCAGTAAGATTCCTGAATCAAAACTTGAACCACTCAAAGGTTATTATGTTGAAGATTTAACAACAACAGTAATCAATGATGAACGTGTTCCTGTTCAACGAAGTTTGAACGTAAAGTTCAAAGACTGTGTCATACAATATGGGGTTGGTGGGGCGCATGCCTGTATTGCTCCTGGTGTGTATGAATCGAACGAAGAACAAGTCATATACGACTTGGATGTAACTTCGTTTTATCCCAACATAGCTATTCAGAACAAGCTCTACCCTAAACATTACGGAAAAGAATTCTGTAACATTTATGAAGGAATCTTCTTGGAACGTAAGAAGTATAAAAAGGGTACTGCTGAAAACTTAGCATATAAGCTTGCTCTTAATGGTTCTTATGGTAAATCTAATTCAGAATATTCACCGTTGTATAGTCCTGAATTTACAGTATCGATTACCATAAATGGTCAGCTCTTATTGTCTATGTTGATTGAACGTGTCTTGGATGAAATTCCAGATGCATACAATTTACAAGTCAATACAGATGGTGCAACATTTATGGTACCGAGATCAAAGATTGAAAAGATGGAAGAAATCAAGTCAAGATGGGAAAACTATACCAAGCTTGAACTTGAAGGTACCATTTATTCAAAGATGATCATTGTAAATGTTTCCAATTACATTGCTGTAAAAGAATCAGGAGCCATCAAACGAAAAGGTGCAATCTTTATTTATAAGGATTCACCTGGTGAATTGGAAATCTATAAAAATCATTCTGCTTTAGTTGTTCCAAAGACTTTAGAGAAATACTTTGTTGAACAGAAATCTGTTCACGATGCTATGAATGAATTTCTGCATACATCGATATATGATTTTTGTTTAAGAAGTAAGGTCAAGAAAACAGATACACTTGTGCAAAAAGAAATTGATGAAAACGGAAACGTTGTATCGACTAAAGAAGTACAACGTATTAACAGATACATCATTACAGGTGAATTTGTCAAAGACAATGAAACGAAAAGCTGGAAAGTAATAGGTAAAGGTTCACAACTCGTTAAAGTTATGAAACCATTAAAAGGTAAAACTGAACCAAGAGAGATCAATCTTGAAGCAGGTTACCTTTGTACTATTGTAAATGATTGGTCAAAGATCGATCAGAATGAATTGGTGGATATGATCTATCTGCCTTATTACGAATTAAATGTTCAAAAGGTAATTGATAGAATAGAAAATGGACATCAATGAGATTCAAAGCAATATCTTAGACAGTCTTCTTCCGAATCCCCATGGAAGATTGTTGCTATCCCCTCGTGTTGGTAAGACCAAACTGATCATTGAATTGATCAAAAGAGATAAACCAAAGTCAATTCTTTGGGTAACTCCATCTGCTAAGTTAGCAGAAGAAGATATTCCAAATGAATTTGATAAGTGGAAGGCTAAGCGTTATAAGAAACGTTTGACAACAGTTACTTATGCATCACTCAACAAAACAACAGGACATTATTCTTGGATCATATTAGATGAGGATCAGTGTGTTACAGAGAATGCTCTTTCTACATTGTTCGATAAGTCTTTGACTTATCAGAATATAATAGGAATGACAGGAACTGATACCACACACGCTGATAAGCAATTCTTATATTCAAGATTAAATCTCTCTGTTTTAGTTGAATACGATATTAATACAGCTGTATCTGATCAAATCTTGAGTGATTATCATATATATGTTGTAGATATTCCATTAGATGCAAACAAGAACATTCTTGTCAAAACAAAAGCTGGTAAGACATTTTACACCTCTGAGCTAAACACTTACAACTATTACAACAACAAAGTTGAAGCCATTAAGTTGTATGGTGGAAATATGAAGAGGGCTGCTTTGATGAGAATGAAAGTGATACACAAGTCAAACTCAAAAGCAAGTGTTGTGAAATGGCTTGGAGCACATTTGAAAGGACGTTCCCTAATCTTTGCCCCAACCATTAAACAGATTGAATCCATTACAAGCAATGTCTATCACTCAAAGACAAACAAAGACGCTTATAATGCATTTCAAGAGAACAAGATCAACACGTTAGGATTAGTTGAGTCGGGTGGTATTGGTCATACCTTTACCAATCTAAACAACATTATCTTAATGCAGGTTGATTCTGATGGTACAGGGAGATCAACGCAAAAGATTTGTAGAGCATTACTTGCTGAAAAAGATAAATTTGCTTCTATTTATATCATGCGATTGGTTGGTACTCAAGATGTTAATTGGGTCAATTCTACATTGAGCTCTTTTGACGAATCAAAAGTTAGTTTTTTAACACTTAATGATTTAATAGAACATGTTAAAAATCAATCCAGCGATCTATAAAGCATTGGAAGCCAATGATATAGATGATATATGTGCTTGTGTGGTAGTGTTACTCGGAGAGAAATTTTGTGGAAGACAATTCCACATTCTTTCTGAATCTGATGAAGAGATACTGAAGAAGCTACCAATTGATCTTGATGAGCTTGTCATTACAGATCTGCAAGATGATACATTGAACGATGATTCAACTGATTGGATCAAAGATGAGTACATTCAGCTCTTCAAAGACAAGTTCCCATCACTCAATCCACAGAAGACTTCTCCTGCAAAGACAAAACGCAAGATGCTTGTGTTCCTCAAAGAGCATCCTGATGTCACCAAAGCAGAGATTCTTGAAGCAACAAGACAATATTTATTCACTCAAAACAGTCCTGTATATGTAAAGCAAACAGATTATTTCATTTTCAAAGGTTCTAAGAATAATTCTGATAGAGAAGATAGTCTTCTTGATTGGATCCTTGCAATTCGTGAAAAGAAGCAACAAGATTCTCAAAGGAATTCACTATCTGATACGATACAATGAATTTTGAATCAGAATTTCAACTTGGACAAAGAGGTGGTAACAAAGGATTACCAATGGGTGATGGCTTAGAGAAGCTTTCTAAAGCCTTAAATGGTGTACAGAAAGGTCGTATCTATACCATTGCTTCACCACCAAAGGTTGGTAAATCAACTTTCGTCAATTGTGCTTTTCTTTTAGCACCGTATGAATATGCAAGGGCTAATCATTTGAATATTCGTTTCGTCTATTTCTCTTATGAGATTGATGTTGTGAGTATGCAATTTGATCTTGCTGTTCATTATCTGTATAAGAGGTATCATCGTAAGACATATACGTTAGAAGATGGTAAAACAGTAAATGGTCAAACAATTATTCCGTTAACATCTGACCTTTTAAGAGGTTATATCACTGATGACAATGGAGATATTGTAACACTGAAACCAGCTCTTACGGATGCTCTCTTTGAAATTATGAATAAGGATGTATATCCACTGCTTGGTAAGTATGATGAGAATGGAATTCAAGATCCGTCAGTGAAATGCTGTACTAATTTCATTTCCAACAAACAGAATCCAACAGGAATGTATAAGTATCTCTGTTCCCTTGCTTTATCAAGAGGTACAGCAATAGCAGATCCTACTAATCCTAATCCAGCATTCCCTAAATGGTTAAGTTATAAACCAAATGATGAGAATGAGCACGTGATAGTAATCACTGATCATTGTCGTTTGTTAATGGGAGAGGATAACTTAACCCTCAAAGGATTGGTTGATAGATGGTCACAATATTGTACTACATTAAGAAATGTATGTAATTACACATTTGTGAATATCATTCATACTAATCGCGCTCTTGCTTCAATTGAAAGACAGAAGTATGCTAAAGATTTGTTATATCCTGGTCCTGAGGATATTAAAGAATCTGGAAACTTATCAGAGGATAGCAATTATGTTATGACTATGTTTGCTCCTACTGATGATAGATACAACCTTAATGAATTTTTTGGATTAACTATCCGCACTTCAGCTGGTAGTCCAATCAATGATAATCTAAGGAGCATACATTTAGTTGAATCAAGACACTGTAAATATCCACAGCATTTCTTGTTTGAAATGGATGGTGCATTGAAAACATTTGAAAATGCAAGATGGGTAGAATCAAATGGTAAACGAATTGTAAAACAAGTAGAATAATGTCGTTACTACAAAACACTTTTAAGAAAGCAACAGTCAAGAACGCAAGAAACATGATCATCTTCAGTTATCCTAAAGTAGGAAAGACTGAGTTGATGTCTCAACTTCCAGGAAAGTATCTTCTCTTGGATTTTGAGCATGGTTCTGACTTCTATGACATGAATGCTCTGTGTATTGATGATTTAGATACATTGAATGCTCTTTGTAAAGAGTTCATGGAAACCAAACCTCACTTTGATTTCATTGTTCTCGATACAATTACTTCTTTGTATAATAATCTCATCAATGCAATTGCTGTAGGGCAATACAACAAAGAGGAGAAGAAGAACAAACCATTGGATTGGGATATTACACTTCTAAGCTATGGAGTTGGATATACCTATAAGCGAAATGCTCTTCAGACACTTATGAACTTCTTTAGTCAGTATTGCAATTGTCTTATCTCTTTGGGTCACGTTGCAGATAGATCACTCGGAGGAAATGATGAAAGCAGTACTGTTAAGGATTTGGATATTGAGGGTAAGCTCAAGAACATCTTAGCCTTAAAGACAGATGCTATGGGTCTCTTATTCAGATCTTCTGCTAATGAGAATTCAATCGCATTCACTTCTAATGTGGGAATGATTGGTGGTACCAGAATCCCACATCTTACAAATCAGACTATTATGATAAGTAAGAAACTTGAGGATGGAAGTCTCGAGACTCATTGGAACAAAATCTTCATAAAGTAAGAAATAAGTTTTATCTTTGATACTGTTCTCTGAGAAATCGGAGAACTATTTTTTCACATTATAACTCAACAAACAAATGGAAATCAAGATTTCTGACATCATCAACATGATCGAGGAGGGAAAGTCTCGTCAAGAGATTGCAAAGCACTACGGTTTGCCTTACAGCTTTATGCAAGCAAATGTATTTAACCATCCTCTGATTAAGGGTAAGCGCAAGAAGAAGCAGCAGCCCGAGATCAATCTGATTGAGGATGTTCTTGCTTCTGAAACGTTTAAGAACGAGAGCGAGAATTCTGTACCTGGTACCAGACCAGATCAGAATGAGTTTGAGAATAAGTCTAACTTCTAAAACAAACAACCATGGCTAACAATTTTGTATTTGGAGCAGTAAACGATCAAGACGAATCGCTACAGTCAAATAACAGTAACATTCATTTTGGCTTAAATGAGAATGCAACTGTAAAGTCTATTGTCTTCAACCCTAACGGAACGAACAACACAAGTACACCTTGCTGTGCTTGTGACATTGTGTTCAATGTTGGTGGAGCAGAGATGAGGAGACGTGTGTTTGATGTACAGCGTGTATTTGGATCAAACGGAAACGTTCTTCAGCCAAATGATCCTGATTATGCTAATCGTTATGCTTCTGCAATGACACAGAATATGGCTGTAATCACTCACGTGATTAAGGCTCTTGGTGTCACTGATGATCAGATCAAGAATCTCTTTGCTGCTGGTCCCGCTACAGGCTTTGCAGATTGGATTCAGAAGATGATCACACTGCTTCCTGCAAACTATCAGACAACTCCTGTAGATGTGTTCCTTGAGTATCAGTGGAGCATCAGTGCAGATCAAACTCGTACATTCCTTGAGGTTCCGAAGAACATGAAGGGAGGTACGTTTGTTGTTCCTCACGTAGTACCTCAGGGTAGTGCTTGGAAGGAGGAGCGTGTATGGATGAAGAATAACCAGCAGATCACTGGTCTTCACTATGTTGATGCTTCTGGTAACGAGCACCCATTTAAGAGGTCTCAGAGCTATATGGAAAGCAACAAGGCTAATCGTCAGGATGAGACACAAACCGTCAATGCAGGTCAGTCTGCGTTGAACAACATTGTTGCGAGTCAAAATAACAATCAGCTTAACAACGATCTTCCTTGGTAATTGATTTTTGATCTATGTTCAAATTTGATTATATAGATGATACAGAGTTAGTAGTTAACTATGAACTCAGAGATCAGATTTTGGACATAATAGATCAGAAGTCAATTTTTGAATTGGTTTTTGGTAAACTAAACTTAAACCATAAAGTAACATCTCCCTTTAGAAAGGACAGGAATCCTGGGTGTTATTTTTATTATTTCAACGATGGTTCTTTAAGATTTGTAGATTGGGCAAACACGAATGTAATTCGTGGAATAAAAATGCAAAATATTGATTGCTTCGAAGCTGTGCAAATCTACTTTGATTTAGAAACCATAAATGATGCTTACGAATTCATCTATGACACTATTGTGAATAACAAAGAGTGTTATAAGACGCCAGGTAAAGTCTATACTCTTGATTCTAAGCAACATACTGAAACAAAAATACATTCAGAATTCCGTCCTTTTCAAAAGAGAGATGTCTTTTATTGGAATAAGTACGGTATAACCATAGATCAATTGCAAGAAGATTTTGTCTTTCCTGTGAGTAGATATTCAATAACCAAAACAGATACTGCTTGGTATAGACCAAAAGATATTTGTTATTCATTAGGATTGTTCAATGGTCAGAAACAGAAATTATATTTTCCAAAAAGAAAAGATTTTAGATTCTTGACTAACTGCAATCAGAATGATATTGGTATGATAAATAATCTACCAGATGTGGGAAGACAACTTGTTATTTCAAAATCATACAAAGATTACAGAGTACTAACAAACTTCGGTTGTACATGTATCTGGTTTCAAAATGAAGTGACCTGTCCATCAGATCACATTCTTATTGACTTGATTAATAGATTTCAATCAATAACAGTTTTCTTTGATAATGATCCTACAGGTATAAGAAATTCACAACAAATAAATCAAAAATTGATTTCGTTAGGTTGTACTTCTTCAAGACCATTATGGATTAATACTCAAAATGAATTTGTTACTGATCCATCAGATCTATATAATCATTCAGGACCAACTGCATTACAATCATTTTTATCACAACAAAATATAATATCATGAGACAGATAACTATATATTCTACGAAGTATGGCATTAAGAAGATCGATTCTGACGCAACCACTTGGGGTGAGCTGAAGAATGAAATCATCGAGACAGGTGGTTATGATCTTACAAACCTCACAGCTACAGAGAATGTTAATAAGACAACTCTGGAGAGTATGGAAGCTGTTCTGCCTGAGGGAGACTTTGTTCTCTTCCTTAGGGCTACGAAGTTCAAGGCAGGAGCAGATTATGCTAATATGAGCTTTGCTGATCTTCGCAGCCACCTTACTGATGAGCTTAAAGAGCTTATCAAGGAGCGGTATAATAGAAATTGGACACAGCTTTCTAAGAAGAAGCTTGCTGAGTTTCTTATGGAGATAGACAAGCTCGACACTTCTGACATCTTTGAGGGTGACGCAAAAGGTGTACCTACTGATTTCAATCTTCGTCCGTATGCTCTTGATGCGAATGAGAATTTTGCTGATTTTCTGAAAACTCTTCTTGAGATGTACGAGGATAATTGGGAGTTTAATGTACGTGATGCAAATCATACTATTAGAGCTATCGATAATCATACTGATGAGTATGTTATTCGTATAACTACTCATGAGGATCTCACTCACATCGGAGATGATGATAATGATGATTATGATGATGAGGATGATAGCTCCGAAGACAATGAGGAAGCAAATCGTCTGAAGAAAGCCTTTGAGGATTTCATGAACACCATCGACTAATTCACATCCATAACTAATAAGAAAGGGCACTGATGATAAGTCAGTGTCCTTTCTTTTTTCATTATTCTATAAAATATGAATCTGCTAAATAGCAAATAGTTATGATAGACTTTCGTTACTTTTATTTCACAACAGATACAGAAACTACTTATAACAATATCGTTTCTAATCCATCTGTCTTCGTTCCTGATTCATTGGCTCAATGGAATCTAATCAAAAATGATCTTGGTTATGATCCTGCGTTGGTTGAAAAAGTAGATTTTGTTATTTCTGCTTTTCAATGGAAATTTGATGATGAACATTTGGATTTCGCATTTCTAAGCCACAATAATGGCTCAGAAAATGATCTTCAACAGTATTCGAGAATGATTGCCATAGCAAAATATGACAGCATTGAAATTTCGAACAATGAAGATGAACATCATACAATAAAAGACTTGTATGTTTATTTCTATTTCGTTCTAAATCAATCACATCAACAAGACGAGAACAAAAAATATGTGTTTTTATATGATGTTTTGATGACTCGTGGCAAAATGAATATGCTTGAGGTTCAGAATCGTTATATCTTTTCACATTATCTTGAAGGTTCTGGTTGTTGTTTTGGTGATACTACACTACACGATCTAGTCACTAAGATCGGTACAGGTGATTATGATGAAAATGAAATAAAGCTTTTATTGTTAAACTTTGATAGCTACTTATCTCACGAATCACTTGAAGGAATTCCTTATAGGCATTTGAATTATGTCAATAAACCAATTTCTTCATCAACAGTTCTTTCTGTAAGAAAGATACATGTTATGCATCAGGGGTTGAATAATTCTGCGATTACAAGTTTTGTACGTTCAATGGTGAATGATACAGAATTTGATTGGAAGCAATTGAGTATACATGTAGGTGATTTTGTAGAAGTGTTTCCAAATGATTATCTATACAAATGTGTATTTGATCATTTGCTAATTCATAAAGATCTTGTTCGATATATGATGTATGCTAAGGACGAACCGAATACATCATATATAATGGAGAACGCAAATGAGGTTGAAGCTCTCAATTTTCATAAGCGATTCTACTTCAAAGGTAACTACCATAAAGTAGAAATTGATCTTCCAACAGGTATTGAGAACATAGAAGAAGAGCAAAGAATTTTTATACGTAATACAATGGCAATTAGAGAAGATGCACTAACAACCATCTGTAATCTATTTGCTTCTGTCATTACATATCACATGTCTGTTTTAGAATAAATCATGAATACCATAATACCACAAGTTGATACTAATGTTGCAACTGCTTCAGTGAATCTGTCTATTTCACCGATGCTTGAATCAAAAATCGATTATCTCTGTAAAGCAAGCCCAAGTCTAGAATGGTCTGGATTACTTGTCTATAGAGTTGATAAATCCGATTTTTCACATGACCAGCATATTTCAATGGATATTACTGCTTTTGATGTAATTCCAATGGATCAAGGTTCTGGTACTTACACTGAGTTTGAGTTTAACAAGCGTAAGCTTGATAACTCTGGCTATGCGGATGCTATGATTGATTATTTCAATGATCACATTGATTATATCGATCAGAACATTCTTGTTGGAGGAATCCATTCACACAACGTCATGCAGTCGTTCTTTAGCTGTACAGACATGTCTGAACTAACGGAGAACTGTAAGTCGTACAATTTTTATCTATCTCTGATTGTCAATAATGCTGGTGATCGAGTGGCTAAGATTGCTTTTTCAACTGATATAACAACTAAAACACTCGATTCTATTTATTGTAGAGACGAGTTTGGTGATAAGAAACATGTCTACAACACAACGAAAGCGGAAACATCAAGTGGTAAACTTGTCTTTGATGTTACAGTCATTGATAATCCTATGGCTTCTGAGCCTGTCCCTGATGAGTTTAAGAAAAGCTTTGAAGAGATAATAAAGGATTGCGAGGAAAGAAGAAGGAAGAAATCAGAAGCTATTTTGTTCAGCCCTCACAAGGCACGAACGGATCGGGTTTCGGGCAATCAGAAACAAACTTCTGCAAACGATTTTGTAAAGGTTTATCCTTGCGATTTCGATGCAATCGATACCTTGTCTTTGATAAGACGAATCGATAATGTTAAGTTCTTTTCTGATTGTGAGAAACAGTTTCTTATATATTTACTGAACAAGTATACATATCAGCCGTTTTCGGCAGATGATTACTTTGATACAACAGCAAGTGACCAACCATTCCAAGAGATTTTAGATTGTCTTGATGAAATGTTTGGTCAGATCCTTGAAGATGACTATGAGTCTGTTCCGTTTTACATCGGTGAAATAATAAGAATAGAGAATGCTTATCCTTTGTCTGCATACGATCTTAATGATCCAGAGCATTATGTTCTGCTTATGGAGGTAATTCATTCTTTCTTGAATAGATTTGTAGATGAGAGTAATGACTTTGAAAATGATTCACGTAAGTTATGTGAAGCACTTCAGTCTTCGTATCATTCACACACAATCGATTTTGTTTATAACATACTTAGAAGTTACTAATCATGGCTAGTGAAAATAGTAGATTTAGAAGTTTACCTTGGGTTTCTGATATACAGAATAAGACAGTAACTGTCGTTGGTGCAGGAGGAATTGGTTCTTGGTTAACATTGTTTCTTTCTAGAATAGGTGTTAAAAACGTATATCTGTTTGATGCAGATATAGTTGATAACACCAATTATTCTGGACAATTGTTTACTAGAGACAATCTGTTTAATAAGAAAGTCAATGCTGTACGCAAGACTGTAGGTAAATTCATCATGGTTAATGATGATAATGATACAAACATGCCATCTCCATATACGTGTGTTGTTGGTGTTAGTAGCAAATTCACAGGAAATGAACCCACAGATCGAGCAGCTTTAGATCAATCTGATTTTATTATTGCTGCTGTTGACAATATGGAGACTCGCCACTATATCTATCATGCATTTATGCAAAAAACAAACGAGGATGTAGATGGCAATTTTGATAAGGTTTTAATCGATGGAAGATTGTTAGCTGAACAGTTTTCTATTTATACGATCACTAACAGATCTCAAATTGCTGCTTATGAAAGAACACTTTTCTTAGATAGTGAAATTCCTGAAGAAAGTTGTACAGCAAAACAAACTTCACACATTGCTGCTATGATTGGTACCTATATTACTCAATTGGTTACCAATTATGTATGCAACAAAGCGAATGGGTTTGATATGTTTGATGTACCGTTCTCTTTAGAATATTTTGGACCAATTATCGACTTGAAGAAAACAAATGCCGACAATCTTTAACTTTACAAACGATACTGTAAAAACTACTATTCCAAAAGATTGCGAATACGTTCCGTTACATAGGGGTGGTTTGTTCAGACAGGTATATGATTATGGTGGAAATCTGTTATTTTTATTTCCACTGTCATTGATGAACGGATCTGTTTACAGTAACAAAACAACAGTTAGTGCAGCAATGAAAAACTTATTCTACAATGGAGTAGGTTTGAGTAGCACAAGTTATCAACAGATGACACAAACATGTCCTTGTGAAATTAGTTTTTCAGATGCAGAAGCAAGTGTTCAAAAACCAATTATTTTTGAACCATTTGGTATATATTATGGACAACAAGTTATGATGTGTATTTTCATAAGAAATAATTTCGATCCAGATATTTTACAAAAGGTCCTTCGAAATAATTTCTGGGAAAATATTGATCAGTATAGGATCACACAAGAAAATTTGTTATTCTATTTTAATTCAGAAGTGTTTAGAAGTCCATTATTTAGAAAATTAGCTCCGTTCGCAAAGAAAATGATGAAGTTATGTATGGAGAAAAATATTAACTTTGTCTGCGATCGTGGTGAGTTTATCACGGATAATTTTAAGCTCAAACAATATCAGAAAGACAAACCATCCAAAGATGATTTCTTTGATGGAATTGAAGAGTCATTGAGTATAGTTTGTAATGCACAATTTTAATAGTATAATGAATGGAAAGACAAACAGAAGTAAAGGACACAATGCCGAAAGGCAATACGCTAAAGCTTTTCGAGAGCTTGGTTTCGATAAATGCGTAACAGCACGTTATGGCTCAAGACTACATGATGATTGTGGTATTGATCTAATTAATATTCCCTTTAATGTTCAGGTTAAGGCTGGGTATAGACAAGGTCTGAATTACAGTAAAGAGCTGTATAAGATTGATAAGATGGTGTCTGAGAACATACCACAGGCTTATCCTGAACATCAATATCCAAACATCCTAATACATAAAAAGGATGTTGGTAAAGGACATGAAAAGAACAAATACGATGAACTTGTAGTTATGAGTTTTGATGATTTCGTATCATTAGTTAAACAAATCAAATATGATTTATAGATCTACTCAAGAAGACATTCAGAATTATTTTGATTCCCCTGCACTCAATCAATCTACTCTCAAAATCATTGAGCGTGGAGTGAGTGAGTTTCTTGAAGCACAAGCAATGCAAGAGACAGTGACACCTGACTATCTCAAAATAGGAAGTGCTGTTGATTGTATTCTCACAGAGGGTGAGGAAGCGTTTCAGAATCAGTTCTATGTCAGTACACTTGACAAGACACCTTCAGACGGTGAATTAAAGGTGCTGGCTGAGGTTAAAAACCAAGTGGCTATGTTCTATACAGGTCACGAGAAAGAGTCTCTGGAGAGCTATCGTGACGCTATTCTCACAGCTGTTAATGCTTGTGACTATCAGAAGAATTGGAAGGATGAAACACGAGTGAACAAGATCATTGCTAATTGCAGTGATTATTGGACAATGCTCACAGAATCTGATGGTAAGATTATCCTCACAGAGCAGGATAGTATGACCATCAGAGATGCTGTAAATCGTGTACAGAACTCTCCAATTTTTGATGAGTCTCTAAATCCAAGAAAGTTTGCAGATCAGTCATCTGATCATATTTGTTTTCAACTTCCAATATTCTTTACGTATAAAGGTGTTGATTGCAAAGCAATGCTGGATTGTGTTCGTATATATGAACACGAATCTCAACTTGAGATCTATCCGTTTGACTTGAAGACAACTTCTGGAATGCTGATTAATTTCCCAAATACAATCAAGCGTTTTAGATATGACATTCAAGCACAGTTCTATCGTGAAGCTCTTATGGAGTTTGCGAAAAGAACTTACCCGCATGCCACAAGCATTCGCATTCATGATTTCAGCTTTGTAGCTGTTTCTACTACAGAACACGGCTATGCTGCGATGTTTACTCTAACATCTGATTATTATACAAACGAGCTTGTTGATAACAAGGATCGTATGGATTTGAATCAGATGATGGACAAGTACATCTATCAAACTCAAAATGGTTTTGAGAATGATATGGAAATCATGAGCAACGATTACAAAGTAACCCTATGTTCATAGGATTTGCAGGAAAAGCAGGTAGTGGTAAATCTACTTGCGCTAAGGAGGGTGTCATCAATTTTGGTGGCACCATCCTTAGTTTTGCTCAACCGTTGAAAGAAATCTGTTCTATACTATTAGGTTGTTCTACAGATGCGTTTGAATCTCAAGAGTTTAAGAAGAAACCATTACCAGAAATTTGGCAAGACTGTATAGGCGAAAATGCTACATACAGAACAATGCTTCAAATGATTGGTACTGATTTATTTCGTAATGAGATTAGTAAGAACTTTTGGGTTACTGTTAACCATAAGAGAATGCAAACTGCATTGAGATACAATACTAATGTATTTGTTCCAGATGTTCGTTTCAATGAAGAAGTCAATTACATTCATAAGTATGGTGGTAAGGTAATTCTGTTAACAAGAAATTCAGAAACACCATCTAGTCATGAATCAGAGAACATAAACCAATTAGAATACATCGATTATGTATTAGATAATTCGGATAGTAATCTGTTCAAGCTTAAAAAGAATGTTGTTGATCTCTTAAAGGATATTAATGATGCACAAAAGTTCTAACATAAAAGTTCATATTACGATTGAGAATCTATCACCAATAGATTATAACAAGCTTAATATGAAGACCATAGAGGATGATTTCTTCACCTATGTATCTGCTTATGCAGAGATGATGCGTAGTCAATACAATCTCTCTAATGATACAGAAATACGTATAGAATAAGTATCTTTGTCTTGTTCTACTTCGTACCGTTGTGATCGTTTAGATCGGGGGAGGGTTTAGTCAGATCGTATAATGGTTATTACCTCAGATTTTGGTTCTGAAGATTTAGGTTCGATTCCTAATCTGACTACTTTAAGAGACCTCGTAGTTCAGCTGGTTTAGAATAACGGACTTTTAATCCGTGGGTCATGGGTTCGAATCCCATCGGGGTCACAATGATGTAAAGTCCAAGGAAGTTTGTTTGATAGTTTATTCAGCTTCTCTCGGCAGTGCTTAGCACTAGAAATCAAGTAGCTAATGATTTCGACATAAAAAGCAAACTATCGTTTTGGGATTGTAGCTCAATTGGCAAGAGCGCCTGATTTGCATTCAGGAGATTGCGGGTTCGAATCCTGTCAGTTCCACATAAGGTATTATAGTTCAGTTAGGAAGAGCACTTGACTTATCATCAAGACGTCTACGGTTTGAATCCGTATAATACCACAAGTCGTTTCATTATCTTAGAATTGTTCAAATTATGACAGCAAGAGAACTTTTTAAGTACTTAGATGAGAAGGGGATGGCAGATGTACCCATTTTGATTCAATATAGGGATGAATTGGGAGATCAGATAGGTCATGATGTTCTCGGAAAGGATAGTTGGATTGAAATTGATGAAGACAATACTGAATTTGGAACAGTAGTAATGTTGTAATTCAATTATAAGGTGCCATAGTTCAGCTGGTTAGAATGCCTGCCTGTCACGTAGGAGATCACGGGTTCGAATCCCGTTGGGACCGCAAATATTAAATAAGGTCCTATAGCTCAGTTGGTTAGAGCGTCTGACTGTTAATCAGAGTGTCCTTGGTTCAAGTCCGAGTGGGACCGCTATTATTTACACACTCTCGTAGCACAATCGGTTAGTGCAGGAAGCTTATATCTTCCAGGTTAGAGGTTCAAGTCCTCTCGAGAGTACCAATTATTAACGAAATGTACAAAGGTTCTATAACTCAGTTGGTTAGAGTATCTGCCTGATACGCAGAAAGTCCTTGGTTCGAGTCCAAGTAGAACCACAAACAATCATTATTTATATTTATTATGGTTACAGAAAAAGAAAAAATGCAGCTTATTTCTTTATTGTCTTACATGTTTCGTGACATTGTGAAAGACTTAGAGAATAAGGATATAGAATCATTCAAGAAAAAGCTTGAAGATCATACATCAGATTTTCACAAGGTAGATTTGCACATAGCACTTCCTGACGGATTCAAAAAACTTGGATATGAATCTTTTAGTGAAATATTTTGTGCTATATGTGATGAACCGTGTTATTATGGTGATAACTGATTATAAACAAGAAATAAAACGACTTCAAGATAAGCTTCGTAAGGCTAAGAAAGAAAAGTTTTTAGCTGAACAAAAAGCGAAGAAAGCTGATTGGGATTTTACCAATCAACAAGAAGAATCTTAGAGCAATGGGCAGTTACCAGAGTGGTCAAATGGGGCTGACTGTAGATCAGCTGGCTTAGGTCTTCGATGGTTCGAATCCATCACTGCCCACACTAACATCTATTTTGAAGCTCGGTTCGTCTAACGGTTAGGACGCAAGATTTTCATTCTTGAAATACGGGTTCGATTCCCGTACCGAGTACTAATCAAATCAATGTAATGTTATACAAGTTCGAATACCCAATGGTTCTTTATCCGATCAATCTTGTTGTAACAATAGGTGATGATTTTTCTACCATCTATAAAAATTACAACAATATGAATGATGAACCAATAACTGACTTAGATGGTATATCTTCAGCAAGTGCATTTACATTTGCTTGTAAGAGTAAGAAGACAAAAAAGATTAAGATCGTAATTTGTTTTGTTACTCCAGAAGTAATGACATATTCAGTTGTAGCTCATGAATCTGTTCATGCTGCAAAAGAAATGTTTGATTATATAAATGCGGATATAAATCCTCATGAACCATTTGAATATCTTGTAGGTTATATTGCAAAGTGTTGTGATAACTCTCTCAAGAATATGAAGAAGTCAAAACAACATTGATTTAATGCCGAGATGGCGGAATTGGGAAACGCATTTGATTTAAGCTCAAACGGACAGTAATGTCCTTACGGGTTCGATCCCCGTTCTCGGTACTAATGTCAAATCGCATTCCTTGCGGATGCGTGAATTGAAATGTTTTCATATATTCTCGAATAAATATGGGATTCGCTGCTGTGTGTTGTGAAACATGTGGCAGTTCAGATTCAATAGTTTAATGGTAAAATACAATCAATCAGATTGTGATGTGAGTTCGAATCTCACTTGAATCTCTAATGGTAGGTTAGATTTTTGATAACTTTTTTGTATTAATAACAAGATTGTATTGTCTTTACTTGCATAATATCTAACCTACCTATTATATGGTAAGTTGTATCTTCATTTTTGTTTCACTAATTTTTTCGTTTAACAACGGTTTTGGTTATGTTTTGCACCGATACAACTTACCACCCAAAACAACAATGTGATTCGTTTAATTAATAATTTACGTTTAACCCGTTGAGTGAAGTTTTCTGCTCGAATCATTTTGTTGTCAAGACAGATTGTTTTTGTAACTTTGATCGTTGCAGAGCAATCTGTCTTTTGCTTCCTTAGTTCAGTTGGTAGAACACCTGTTTTGTACTCAGGATGTCACGGGTTCGAATCCTGTAGGAAGCTCTATTTTTGTCTCACTTATAACAAACACTAACTTTATGCTAAACGAAAATTTCGATCCTGGAAAGCTTTTTAATGGGCTTTTCTTAAACTTCCTATTGTCTCAGCTTCAAGATGATGATGAGGAAAAGACATGTGAAGCCAAAACAGACGAAAAGAAAGACGAGCTCGATGAAGAGTTTGCCAACTCTATTCTTGACGTATTCAAATTCCTTTCTATATATGATTGGAAGTTTGATGAAGTGTCAGGAAACGTTTCTGTTCGTGTAACAGATAAAGATGATTCGTTCGCTTACTGTGGTATGGTTGAGCAACGTAAGTCTAAAGACAACGAAACTTACTTTGCAGTCACTTTGTATATGACTGTAGATGATTCGTATGGAGCTGTTGTGATGGTTCATCCTGATCTCAAAAACATTCCAGGTGTTCACCAGATCAATACCGACAGTTGTCTTTACTCTATGTATGCACTAGCAAGGATTATAAACGACTTGACTACTTCTGATGATGATGAGTGATCAGATCATAAACAATCTACAACTTGATTGGATTGACGAACGTCATCCAATTTTTGACTATACTGTTCAGTCTAGTGGACACAGGTATGCTATAGCACTTGCAGGATATGCAGTTGATCCATTAAACGATGATGATCCGTTCTATCATTATTCTTTTGCGCACAACAAGTACCAACTTGGACAAGATAAGTATCGTATTAATACGCATGGTATATCTTGTTGGAAAGAGTATGAAAGAAGACTGATTGCTAGTTTTGGTGCATCACAAACTACACCTGTATATATGTGTGATCATTCTCACATCATTCTTTCTTTTACTGATTTTGGTGACGCTTTTGATTCTGGAATGATTGGGTTTGCTTTTACCGATTATGGTAAAGAGATAGACCTTTCTATTCTTGAAAAGGAGCTCAAAGAGTATCAGAACTATCTGAATGGAGAAGTATACTGCTTCTTACATGCAGATGAAAATGGTGATGCAGTTGAAATTTGTGATTACTTTTATGGTTCAGACTTTGAACGTAACGGTCTCATGGACTTCCTTCCTGAGATACTTCATGAACCTTTGAAAGCATTCTCCTCATATGGGCACTAACTACTATGCTTGTACTTTACCCTCTTCGGGTATAAGTAAATACTTCAAAGAGACGTTAGATGCTCAAAAGTATCTTGCTCTTAAAGATGATTTGCTTACATATTTGAACGCAAGCATTTGTCATCTTGGTAAGAAATCAATTGGTTGGAAATTCATTTGGAATCCAAATTATAGAATTGATCGTGCAGAATATTTAGCTGGCAGTCCGTATATAATTAAGTATATGGCATATATGTTCAATAAAAATTCGATTACACGATTTATTCTTCGTCCAAACATCATCATTTATGATGAATACGGTGATATAGTACCAAAAGATGCTATGTTAGACATGGGTTTTGGATCAGAACCTGGTGATTTGAATAGCCTAGATGAATGCGATCATATTGATACTACTCTACAAAAAATGTTTGAGCAAAAAGGACTGAATGTTCGATTTGCTAATCATTGCTTTGAATCAGATGGTTTGATATTTTCAACAGCTACAGAGTTTTCATGATTATGGCTAAAACCAAAAGGGTTTCATATAGTGAAGCTATAACTAAAGTTTGTGATAGTATCATCTTGGCAAACAACTTGCCTGAATTAGATCCTACAATCTATGATGATCTAGCTAATAAAATTGATTCTGATCGTCCTGTAGACATCTTTCAGTGGTTTATTACAGATTGCTCTGAAAGTGACATAGAATATGCGAACAAAACATTTCCTGAATTGCTCTTTGCTCATTCAGAAGCGTTAGATTTGTATATTCTATGTGTTCCATTCTATGGAATGTCTTGGGATGATTATAAGGTAACTGAGATACAAGATTAGTATTAACGAGTTTCCTTGTTGCTTATCGTTTAAGTAGGTTAAGACAGTCATTGACTATTTGGGTTCGATTCCCAATAAGCAACCTTGTGTTATATGTTTTACCATGAAAAGATATAAAAATGAATACATAGATAAAGAAGATTGGAACAGGCTTTCCAAAATGCAACAAAGAAGAATCATCCGTTTAGGAAGAACTTCTTGGTATTACAAAACTAACACCATTGATAAATCTGAAAATGGATTTTTCATAAGTGTATCTCCAAAGAACTTGAAAAAGGAAACAGAATTGTTTTCAGAACTAATCAACTATATAGATATAATATGTTAAGATTTAATGCACAATCATATCAAGAAATTGATGAAAGAGATTTAGTAAGTGAGCTTGAAGAAAATGAAATAAAATCATTGTTTGATGCTCTTTATTTTGAAGCATCAAACGAAACAGTGATTGATTTTATCGTATCACATCTTGAGCTAATTTCTACAGATGCACTACAAGATGAAATAGATAGTAGAAGTTGATATGAAGAATGTTGACACAATAGAAGGATATGATGAGATAGATTTTATCGAGTTTGTATCTAATCCTTTTGTAATACAGAAGCTACTTATCGCAAGCTTGGAAAAAGATCCTGATGAATTGTTGTACAAAAGAGTAAACCACGAAGATGGTACTTACGATTTGCTCATTTCTGATGATCTTTATGATATGTATGTCAAACATATAGAAGAGAAACAAAATGGATTATGATATGATTTGTGGCAGAGTTATGGTAGATATAATACCAAAACATCGCTTCTTTGATGTACAGCAATGTAAGATTGCTGAATATGCAGGAAGACTTTGCTACAATAGTATTAACAGAATAACAGAAGATTCGTATAAGCAGTTTCTTGCTAAGATACAGAACAACAAACACTTGAGTGTTTTAGAACACAGAACTGTTGTTATTAGATATAGTGACAGAACGTGTTCAACAAAGAAATATTACGAGGATCTTTCTAACATACAAACAATGATGGGCATTCTTTGTCCATTTCGTGTGATAGCAGATAGTGATTTTCGTAATTGTTACATGATCACTAATTATAGATATTTGATGTATCTTCAGAGTATAAATTCTATTTATTATTCAGAAGATAATACGATAGACTATAATAATTGGGCAATGCTAAACTCAATGCGAAAAGATACGTTTGAATTGTTTGAGCAAAACAAACGAATCTCTGTCTTTGTAATTGCACCAATATCAATCACTCGTGAATTGAACAGACACAGATGCCTAAGCATTTCTGAACAAAGTACGAGATATTGCAAAATAGGATCCAACCTAATAGTAGCTGATATGCGTAGTTTCGATGAAACTGTCAACAAGCTTTTTGAGTCTACTGTACGAACTGCTGAGAATGCCTATAATACGCTCATAGATGCGTCTGTGAAGGCTCAAGATGCCCGAGAGGTATTACCATTAGCAACCATATCGAAAGTCGTTTATACGGGCTTTGTGGACCAATGGCAAGATGTTGTCAGACAAAGAGATACTACCGCAGCTCATCCTAAGACGAGAGAACTAATCAGATCAATCAATAAATACGAACTTCACTATAACACTTTAGATACAATACAATGAACGTAAAAGTAATCAACCATTCAAACAATCCTCTTCCTCAGTATGCAACTGAGGGCTCAGCAGCTATGGATCTCAGAGTATCTTTTTTAGATGTCTTTGAGGATATGAAAACATATGGTACAGTTATCTTTTCTGAAAGAGATGGGAAAAAGATGCTTACCATTTATCCTGGTTCAAGAGCTTTGCTCCCTACAGGTTTACACTTTGAGATACCTGTTGGTTATCAAATCTCTATGCGTCCTCGTTCTGGACTTGCTTTTAAGAGCGGAATTGATCTTACCAATTCAGTTGGCTTAATCGATTCTGACTATAGAGGAGAGGTGATGATAGGTATTATCAATCGTGGTGATGAACCTGTAGACATTACCGATGGCGATCGTGTGTGTCAGATTCTTCTTGAAAAGGTCAATAAGATCGAATGGGAGCTTACAGACACACTTTCAGAAACTGATCGTGGTGTTGGTGGTTTTGGTTCAACGGGTAAAAACTAATAGTTATGGCTGATAATCAAGAGTTTGCATATGATGCATTGATGGCAAAGAGAGGTTTTCAACCCTCTGGCTTAATTGATGGCAATCATTATTACTTCAATGCAAGCACCAAAATGCAGGTTATGATAAATGTAAGAAATAATGTATATTGCACCATGGATGCATTTGGTAATCGTATCAATACAGAAAACTTAGACAGAAAGTTTTAGTTAGAAAATGATATAAAGTGAATAAAAAAACTATTGTAATTGCTTTCTTACTTTGGATTTCCCTTTTGGCTTTCGTAATATACTGTTTGGTAAGAAAGAATAATAGTTTAATTGATCAGAGAGATGCAGTGATGCATTTCTCTGATTCTATTTTCTATTATAAAGATAAGAGTAACAGAACAGTAGCGCAGATTGAACTGTTAAGAACAAAGACAGTCAACCAGTTCTTAGAACTTCGTACCAAAGATTCTATTATACAAGAATTGCAGAATGAAGTTCGAAGAAACAAACGAAAAATTAAAGACGGTGGTTCAGTTACAATCTTTGAAACAGAGACCAAGTTTGATACAATCATACCTAAATCATATAAGGATTCAACTTCGTTTCAGTTCAAAAATAATTGGATCAACTTTCAATATCGTACACAAGATTCTACTCAGTTTAAGTTAAAAGTAAAAAATGAATATGCAGTATTGATAGGCAAAGATGATGCATTGTTCAGAAAACCAAGGTATTACGTTGAAGTAACTAATAAGAATCCGTATTCAGAAACAAAAACATTACGCACATATCAGGTTGATTATCCAGCACCATCTAGATTTGGTATAGGTATTCAAACAGGTATAACTTACGATGGGCATGTAAAGCCTTATATTGGCATAGGTATTCAATACACTATACTATCATTCTAAGCAGAAATGAGGTTTTAGAACTTAATCTAAAACCTCATTTCTGCTTTTATTTTTTCTTAGTAGCACGTTTAGTGCTATTTCTTTTTTTGCTCTTTACGTTTCTTAGCTCTTTTATATTTTTGATATTCTTTCCAGACATTACTTTTATCGTATTGAGCTATTCGTTTAGCTCTTTCTTCCTGTGTCTCTTTAATTACTTTTCCATTCTTATCTTTTTTAGATTTTCCATCCTTATTTTTTTGAGTTTGAGCAGAAAACAATTGTGTTAGAAACTTATTGAAATCATCCAATTCTTCTTGAGGCATATTATCAGGTTGTCCAGATAACTTCCCATCTTTTGCATATCGTTTCAGTGATGATTTACTTTGATCTATATTACTTTTAGTTATCTCATCAGCAGTTTTGAAAAGGTTTGTTTCTGACCAGAATGTTAATTCTTTATTGAATATGTTTTCACTTGGAGACTTTAATCCAAAAGTTGGTTTGCCGTCTGTTACAATACCTCTCAAGAATCCAGGTAAGAAACTCCTTTCAAAGTTTACAGCAAGTTTATTTCTACCTGCATTCTCACCTGTAGTATATATGTATTCACCAGAGTATAAGGTCTTTACAGTTGTTGTAAATGCTTTTCCCCATCTTTCTATAGTTGTGATGATAGGAATTTGAGTATAGTTCGAAACAATTTCTATTGGGTTATATAAGAATAGTGTATTTGAAGCAAGACCACCATTGATGTTTGCCAATAGATTCCACATACGAAATTCTAGTTCGTCATCATCATCTTTTTTCCTTTTCACCAATCCTTGTGCAAGTGAAGTTAAGAGCAAACAAGACAATACTAATGCCATACGTTTGTAGTTAGCAACCATATTGTTTGCGTCTGTAGCGTTTGTATAGCTTCTTGTATATCGACTGACATCTAATATACCATTGATACGTTTACCTGTTGCCATTGTACTTACAAGGTTTACAGGCACAGAAATCATTGCAGCTGCTGTACCAAGTATACCATTCAAGAACTCTTGTCCCACATTTGATTCGGTTTTGTTCTCATTCCAAAACCAATTATGATACAAGTATCTATGGAACACCATAGTAGTGACTGCAATGGGTGCTACCAACAATGGATTACCACATAATAGTGTCATAAGTAGCATAGAACCAGCAAGATTTGAAGTAGTCCAAGAATGGTTCAAGCCCTTTTCTGTTTGTCCTGTGATGCTGTTATAGCACTCCTTTTGCCAGATGTTATACACTTCTGTACCCATCCAACGTTTGAACATCGTAAGGAAGCTTAATATTTCATCACGGGTTGCTATACTACCGTGAAGATCCTCATAATCACCATGTCCTGCTATAATAGCTTCGGTGATCTTTTCACCTAATGCTGCAAGTGCTTCACTATCTTCGTTCTCCCATTTATCAATATTCTCTTGTGTTCTGAATTCATCTCTCAGTTCACCATTCTCATCATAGGCATCAAAGAGGTTTGATTTATTGCCATCCTTATCTGTAATTTCTGTATCGTAAAGAATAGCAATAAGAATTGGATGTTGGTTTAAGAACTCAGTATTTTGTGTTGGAGCATATGGAGCTATCCATCTCTTTCTCCAACCCTTTACATCATACTTACTTCTTTGAGAACGTTCTACAATGTCAGATGAATCCTGTAACACATCAAACTTATCCATTAATGCTGCTACTTTTTTAGCACCACCAAGTTTAGACATTCCAAAAGTCATACGATTGAGAAAACATCCAGCTAAGTATTTCCTACTCTTATCATATGATTCTTGTGTGAAGTGTGTTTGTGCAGCACCTCTTGTTGTATTGGAAATCTGACCCTCCATAAAGTTGTTTATACAAGAGTATAAGTTAAAACCTAATGCACTAAATCGAATCCATCGTTTCAGTAACGAAAGCCATCTACTTACATCAGCTTCAACATAGCTTGCTTGATATTGATCGATTAGACTATTCATTGTCTTTTTCAACTTATCAATATCTTCATTGAGTTCACTTAAATCTCTATCTATATCAAATGCTTTTCCTTCAGCATCATCAACATTATCTTTGTCTTTCATTAAAGATTCATATTCATCCTGAAGCCTTTCTTTTTGAGCAACAAAGTCTTTGAGTTTCTCTGATGTTTCGTTTAATGCTCTTGAGATCTTATCTCTAAGGTGCTTATTCTCAGTGTATAACCAATTTTGTCTATTACGTTTTCTTGGATCCATTATATACTCAGTTATATAATGTTCCCTTTCTTCTTCGGTTTCATAGACAAGTTCTCCATTATACTTTGTGTCTTCATTTGCATCAATGATTGCTTTAGCATCACGCAATAGCTTTTTAGTTTGTTCATCCTTTGGAACAAACTTCTTCTTTTTGTTTAAGTCATTTACAGCTTTTACATCTCTTTTCTTGATACCTAAAGCAACGGCATTATACCAATCATCAAAGCGTGCTACTGCTGAATCTCTTGTACCACCAAGAAGACTATCAGTATCTGTTTGTACAACTTCTCCTTGTTTGTTCAGTTGTGGTTTTCTGAGTTGATCGTATTGTGCTTTAATTAATCTGAGCATTGGTAAAGACTTTTGTCTAGCTCTTTGATTTCCAGCATACATAGACATCATATTGATGGTCTGATAAAAATCAGTTGCACTTTCTTTTACCAATTGATCAACTAAAACATCATGGATCATCTGCTTAACATTGACTGTACCATGAGGATCTCCCTTTGGTATACTATATTCAAGAGCTAATTCGTACCAATCAATGTCTTCTGGAAACAGATCTTTGATAATGTCTACAACATCTGGAATGTTATTCATATCTACTATACTAAGATCTTCGAACAACTCATCGTGTGCTTTTAATGCAGTTAGAATCACATTATAAGATTGAGCTATTCTTCGATCAGCAGTAGAATACCAACTATTATTTACCTTTAATCTATATCGACCTGTTGCAGGATCGATCTCTGATATCGCTTCAAGACGATCTCTTTCAGAAGCAAGCATTCTACTCATATACTCACAGAGAGCTCTTGCCATCTGAGTAAACTTTGAGAAGAACATTATTTCAGGATCGTTCCAAATCTCTTTCATGACTTCTCCAAATGTCTTATCTAATACAAGTAATGCTAAATCGTGTTTAGAAGATGATAATGTTTCTACATTAGCATTACGTGACTTAGTAGCAATATCAGATGCAATTTTCCACGTTTCATATGCATCATCATTTTGATCTACAAGATCAAATTGCTCATCATAGTAATTCGTTTTTTCGGTTCTATTTGTTTTTCCAAAACCATCTACATTACTATACGAGAATTCTTTTCTTGGTATATACACATTGAATGCTATATCATGACTGACCTCTTCGTGTCCGTTAATAGCATCTGTATTTGTCAGTAACGGATTGTGCTTACTTGAAAAATCGTCTTTGTGATTCTCT